ATGGTTGGCCCAGCCGAGGGTAGTCCCGAAATGGCGTTGCGGTCGGTGCTGGCACCGTTTGCTCGTGATGCTGCGCGGGATGGCGATTGTTTGCGTTGTGCGTCCGCAGTGACGGATGCGGCTGTCCAGGAGGGATTTTCAGCACGGACGGTGACCGTCGCCGGTTGGATGGATCACGAGGAGCGCATTCTGGGGTACCTGCATCACGTAACCGTGTGCGGCGGCGAGTGGGTGCTCGACGGAACAGCGAGGCAGTTCGGAAAGGTCTTCCCGGCTGCCTGGGTCGCACCGACGCGTGAGTATCTGGACGCTCTGGCAGGGGCTACCCGGGTGGAATACGCCACGTTCCTCGACCACAGCCCGTTCCAGGGCTGAGGATCGCATGTCGGCCGTGGGCGTAACCAACCGATTTGCAGCAATATAGGACGTCCGTACGGCCCGGCCAGTCCGACGTACAGGCACCGTCAGAGCGCGGTGAGAATCCTGATGTCATCCCATGATCCGGAATTGCTGAAAAGCCTACGGGACGCGCAAGCGCCTGCCATCGGATTAGTTCCCGGAGCCTGGCCGAGTAGGCTGGTCATCAGTTCAATCTTGTTATTGATCTCTAGCCAAGCACCTTCACCGTTGGCGCAGAACGCAATACGGTCACCGTCAGCGATCGGGACTGAAGCAGAAATGTAGTCGGTGAAGATCGGGCTCGCTAAACCTCCAGTGAATAGCGAGATGTATGCCTTATCGGAAAAGACGTTCACGGCGAGGCCGGAATTTCCATCGGCTGTGGTGCGGAGGACTAGACTCACAGCGGCCGAGCTGCTGGGGTAGCGGACCGTGCCCTCGACCCTCTGTGCGCCGTGTGCGACTCCGGTGTCGCGGACGATTCCTCGGGAGCCGTCAGCCGTTCCTGTCGAAGACCATCGGCCAAAAACGATACCAGCATTCGTGCCGTATTGGGTCCATCCGTTGCCAACCGGACCGTTTTGGCGTTCGAAGTCGTCATAAATGACTTCGCGATGCCATGTGATACCGGTCTGGATATCGGCCGGTCGGTCGAAAAGTATGAAATTCTTGAGGTAGGCGGGGGCGCTGGTCTGGTTCAAGAAGTTGAGACCGCGCCGGTTGGGTCCTGCCGCGTACTGCGACGGCAACCAGAACGTGAACCGTACAACATCGTTGATGAAGACCCGGAGATATCTGTCGCGCTCTATCCAGATTCTCACCCGATACCAGACCTTGTTCATCATCTGCGAGAGGTTGGGGGACTGCCACAGTGTTTCGATTTCAGCCAGCGAGTGATAGACGATGATGCGGAGATTCTGGGTGATCGATGCCGCATTCCGCCAGACGGCGAGGATGGGAACTTCGGTAAGGTCTGTGAAACCTACCTTTGCCCAGGATGAAGAGATCGCCATGCCGAAGAATTGGCTTTGGATGATGTTGCCGTCGATATTCAGGTCGAACTCGCAACCCCAGTTCTGCGTATACGGCATCTGTTCGTAGGAGACTCCGCCGACCTGAAACGGAGTCTCCAAGTAGTCGGAGATGACAACCTGGTTGTTGATCAGATTGACCGTGCGATTCATGTTTGTTTTTCGCCACGGCTTTTGTATCGGCGTCTCGTCCGGCCGGGCGTGCTCGTCGTCCAGGTCGCGCCAACCAGCCCAAGCCCAGGGAAGATTACGACGCAGGAGGAAGCTCATCGTCCGGGTCCTTGTCTGGGATGGGGCCGGAGATTGTGCTGTCCGGAGAGTCGATGATGAACGCTCGCATCTTTTCCAGCAGATCACGGTTACCGCGCAGTTTTCGCCAATCGTCAGCTGACAGGTGCGGGCGTAGCGAATCGGGATCGGAGTTGAACTTGGCAATCGCCTTGTCGATCACCCGCACCGCTTCGGCCGCGGGGGTGATGTCGAATAGGGAATCCAGAGAGTCGCGTTCGAACGCGGCGCACCATAGCGCCTCTTGGTGCGGGTAGAGGCTTGTGATGCTGACGTTCGTGGCCTCGTTTTTGATGCATTCAAAGATCTTCACTTCTCACGCCTCGGTAATAGATCCGAAAACAAGTATCTGAAGGACAGTCGGGGCCGTGGAGCCGGGCACGGCTGCGACGTTCCAAAATACTCGCTCTTTATCCGCTACTGGGATATCCACTTGGGCACTCCACCGCGTCACGTTCGCTCCGAGCTTCGCCGTGTGCACCACGGTCGCTGTCGTGCCATTGGCGTCCCACTTCTTCGTTTCGATCGTGACCCCGTTGGGCTGTGTCAGCAACGCGATGTGAATATCGGTAATTCTGCGCATCTTGCCCAGCGGCACATTCTGGGCGAGACCGATCAGCAACTCATTCACGCCTAACAAAACCTCGGCGCTCGCGACCACACATTCAGCCTCCCAATAGGAGGCGTCAACGTAGGCAACGTCTGCTTTCCGTTCCGCCGACGCGGCAGTGTTCGCCGCTGCCTGCGCCGTCGTGAGCGCTTTGTCAGCGGAGCCGCTGGCTGACACGGCGACGGTGTAGGTGTGGGCGATTTTCTCGTTGTACTGGGTGTGGTGGGCGTCTTGGCTGTTGCCGAAGCTGACCTTGACGCCGTTGGTCATGGCGGCCTTGGCGGACTGCTCGGTGATGTCCTGGCCGAAGCGCGATCCGATGACGAAGGCACCGTCCGGCGGCTTCTGATTGGGCATCGTCATCGGATGCGCGGCTCCTATTCAATTGGGCGGTTGACGGTTCAAGTCAGCCGGGTTAGAGGTCGTCGGCAATCTCGGGCGGCACCGGGGGAAGCGGGTCCGGGCACAACTTGAGCAGTCGCCGAGCGTAGTCGATGAGGAGTCGGTATTTGCGGTCGCTGACCCGTAGTTCGGCTTCGAGGTGGCCGACCCGTTCGCGGAGTTCGCGCAGCTCGTCACGCAGTGGTTGCAGCACGGCGTTGAAGTCGGAGCGCTGGCTCTCCAGGGTCGGCACCCTCGATCCGAAATAGGTGATCAAGGCGACCGCGATAGCCGAGATGAAGGTGGCGGCGGTCGCCAAGATCGCGGGCAACAACGGCTATCCCCTATGGTCCTTGGGTCCGTGGCTCACGTTCGACACAGCGACGGAGGCGGCACCGATGCCCAGGACGGCCTCGGCGACGTTGAGGATCGGGTCCACGTAGTCGGGGGTGATCACGTGCAGTGCGGCCAGCAATGGCAGCACGGCAATCACGATCTTGTAGACATATGAGCGGGTTTCCGGGGTGAAAGTGAGCATGGCTTTCCTCGTCCTATTCAGTTGTGTACCGAGCGGTTAGGTGGTTTCGGTGGTCTTCGGGTCGTGGCAGCCGCCAACGCCGAGTTTTTCGCCGATCGCCGCCAGGGTGTCGACGACGGTGCGGTTGCCGAGCTGTGGCCAGCCGGGGAAGCCTGCGCCGCGAGCGGTGCCGAGGCCGCCGAGCTGGTCCAGGATCTGTGTGACGTGCAGATCGGTGTAGCGGAGGATGTCTTCACGCGAGACTCGGTCCCCGGTGAGGTTTTCGACCTGCGCGCCCCAGCCATCACAAGTACCCATGTCGGTGTTCCCATCTTCAGTTGTCGGTCGCCGGTCGATGATCGCCTGAACATCGCGGCGGAATGCGTTCATGTCGATCCCAGCGGGGTCGATCTTGCCTTCGGAGCTGTACTCCTTGTGTCCGGCGCAGTCGTCGGCATTGCGGCCGATGCGGCGCAGGATCGCGGCCACGCCGCGCTGGTAGGCGTCGAGCTGCACAGCAGGCCACGGCTGGCCCACACCGTTGTTCACAGCCTCGATGCCGATCGTGTGGAAGTTCGCGTTGTTGGTCGGCCAGTCCGACCAGCTACCACGCCCGGCGTGCCAGCAGACACCGGCCGCGATCACGCGGAAGGTGCCGTCACGCTCCAGAACCAGCTGTGCGAGAGGGCCTTCCAGGTCGGGGCGGCCGTACTGCACGATCTTCCAATCGTTCGTGCCGCCCCCGGCGGTGTGGTGACAGAGGACGCCACGCAGATCACCGAAGTCGCCGTGGCCGCGGTCTCGCCAGCCGTCATGCTCGATCACGTTCAGTCCTTCGGCTCGCAGCACATCCGCCAGCCAGACCGGATCACCAGACCACCCCATGGCAACACCTCATCACTATTCCGTTGCTTTTCGACGCCGCTCCAGAGTGGGCGACGGATCTGGATACGATTGTTGACGAGGTTTGCCGGGCGCGAAAGATGATCAGTCGGTTACCACGTAGGCGACATCGCGTGGCGGTTCCGGGTCGTTGACGACACCCATGTCCTTGAGCTGTCCGACGATGACTTCCAGCTCCTGTGGGGTGTATTCCCGCATGTTGGGGATTACAGGAATCGGTGGGGCCGGGTCATCGATGCTTCCGTAATGGCCGCTCGGGTTGAAGGCGTCGCGAGGACCCCGAAATGGTGCGATGAACTTCTTCACTGCCAAGTCCTGATGGACCCGCACTCCTAGCTCGTGCTGGTGGACCGCGAATGTTTCCGCCAGTGCTGGCGCAATAACCATCGGCGCGCCAGCCACTCCCGGTACGTTCCAGAAGGTTTCCTTCAACGCCTCGATCTCAGCCTGCTTGACCGCATCCTCGTCATTTTCACTGCTCACAGCATCCCCAAATCATGCAATGCACCCAATATTTCCTGCAATCTCTTGAAAGCTTGGATAACCGGGTCCGCGGGCTCACGGTGGCCGAGCGTGATCTTCCACGTCGCCGCCTTCTCCCGGCTCCATTCCAAACCTACCTCGGTAACCTGATCGACAAAGATCTTTCCGATCCGCATGCCCCGGACGGTCGTGCCGACTCGATCGCCGATGTAGAAATGCCCGAGCCCCCGTTGGCCGATCTTGTATGGCGCACCATCGACCACCGTGAGTTCGTGACCTATTTTCCGCTCAGTACTGAAGGCTCCCAGCCGCTGGGAAATCAGATAGCCGAGGGTGTAGGCACGGTCCGCGCCCTCCTGAAACTGCTCCCTGAAGTGATTTCGACCGAGCCGGGCCGCGCGCCCGGGAATCTTCGTCGCACCGAAAGCCATGAGCGTGTCGCTGTATATCGGCTTCAATACTGCGTCCGCCACGCCGCCAAGTGGCGGGGTGAATGGAATCATGGCGGTGAGGTCGCCTACCATTTGGACCGTCTGACTGATGATTTCGTTGACGAACGGCATACTGTGACCGCCCGCAACAATCTGCACCGCCGTTGCTGGTTTCATGGAGAATTCGGACGTTGCAATCGCCGTGTGAACGCCGTCTCGATAGGTCACCCAGGGAGCGCGGGGCATGGTTCCCTGCCAGTTGGGATCGCTGTATTCGGCGGGGAAATCGGGGTCTTTGATGATGTCGACGCCCTCGGTCATACCGTCGTTGCCGACCGTGGTCTTCTGCCGGATCAGACCACCGAACAAATCGCCACCCATACTGGTTTCGCCGAAGCGGTTTCCCTTGTCCTCCAAGTCGATGACAAGGCATCCATGGCGGAGGTTCGCGCCCGGCCAGGGCGGTTCATCGCCCTCCAGGAAGCGGCGGAACGTCCATGTCAGTTGCGCATCCTCGCAGACCGATTTAGTCGCCTCATGCACGGATTTCATGCGGGCGTGGACCAGGGATAACGGCGACGTGTCGTTGCCTATTGCGTCGGGCTTGACGACCATCCACCACGTGTCAGGCCCACCGATCGGCCACTGAGCAGGGTCTAAGGGGTCGTCGGGCAGCTGCCAGAAATGTCCCTCGACACGCATTACGTTCAGCAGGGCTGTCAATTTGCATACGAAACGAGCAGGCCCGAACGCGAGCCATAATCGGGGAAATTGCACCTCCGGACCGAGAAACGGATTGGGGAAAACAATCAGCTTCTTTAACTCTTCGAAATCATGCTTGAACGCAATTCGTAAATGGTCCGAGCCGTCTTCCATCTTTACTACGGCGAACTCGTCCATGCGTCCGCTCCACCTGACCCCGTCCTTTTCCACGGTGCAGTGGATTACCTCGGTGCGGTTTTCGAAATCGATGATCCATTCACTGATGTAGTAGTCGAGAGGGAGCGTGAACACGGCGGTTCCGGTCTCGTTGTTCTTCTCGACAACGTTCGCGGTAATGATGCGTTCGACGCGTCCGCGCAGATCCCAGTTGCCGTCCCAGAAACGCACCAAGGGAGGTGTCAATCGGGCCTGTCGTTCGACAGCTCGGGCCGTCATGAATTCAGCGAATGCGGCGTCGAAATCGATCGTTGCGACGCTCATTGCAGGCCCCAGGGCCGTGACCACGTTCGCGCGGCGCGCACCTGGATACCGACACCGGCGGCCGATTCGGACACCGACACCGGTAGCTTCGTCGGTGGCGTCCACGCAGGCACCGGATATACGAAGGTGACGCCGTTCATGAGGCTCCACACCTGCGTGCCCGACGGGTCGCGCAGTTGCTCCTCGAATGGGTCGGTATCGACGAGAAACGTCTGACCATCGTTTTGTTTCGGGAGCGAGATCCGGCGATTCGCGTCGAGCGTTCCCCGGCGGAATCGTTCATCGGCCCACGAGAAGTCGGGAAGTATCCAGCGGCCCGGCCCCTGGCAAACCCATTTCAACCAGATCTCCTGGTCGGTCGGGTTGGCGACCGTGACGAACCCGCTGTCGCTCGGGCCGCTGGAAACGAAGGTGTCGGTGGCGTCGGCTTCGAACCACCACGGCGTCGACGCCACGCACGTCATGACGACCTTTTCGATCTTCGTCAGATGCGGGTCGTGCTCGGGGTGAAACTGCGGCTGCTCCGACATCCGCAGCCGCAGGAATCGCGTGGAATCCTCGGTGGTGATCCACAGCTTCGATTCCTTGCTGTAGCTCCACGCCTTCCGCCACGCCGAGTCGTTCTCCTGCCAGGAGCGCGACGGCGTATTCCCGATGTGGACGCCGAAAACAACGTCTCGGCTCAACCAGCGAGTCGCCTGATAGTCGCTACCGATCTGCGTGGCATGGGCCTGGTACAGCGTCTTGACCGGGGCGTCGTAAATGCCTTGGACATCAGTTCCCAGCCAGACGCCTTGCTCGCCCATTCGCGGCCCGGCGATGCGGAACCAGCTGCCGTCGCAGCCCTCCAGCTCCACGATTGCTCGTGACATGGTCTTTCCCTATTGAGTTGTTATTCAGTTATTGGTTGTCGGGCTGGCTACTTGAACCCGAGGGTCTGTTGCCAGCGGCGGATGGTTTCTTTGCGCATCGCCTCGTCGATGTCGGTGACGTGGTAGTGGACGGTGCCCGCGGCGGTGGCCTGCTTTTCGGCGTAGGACTGCTGATCCGTCGACTTCTTGTAGGCCATCGCTTGATCCAGGGCGTTGCTCAGTGCGCCGCCGCCCGATAGGCCGACATCGGAAAGGAACTGGCGCACGTTGCCGTCGATGAACCCGAGGCCGGTGTGAACGAGCTTCTTGCCCACCGTGTTCGGGGACAGGCTCGCGTACTTCGCCGCGTTCGCCGACGCCGTAACGGCGTCGGTCGTGGACACGCTCGGCATGGCCGTCACGACATCGGTCGTAACGTTCTCCGGTGGCGGTTGCGGTGGTGCCGCCGCCAGCGCGGCCGGGTCCGGTGGTGTCGGCGGTGTCTCGGGCGTGACCGTCATCGGGTCGGGCGTGACCGAGGTCGCTGTATCCGGCGGCGGAGTCGTCGCGGGAGCTGGAACCGTCGTCGGCGCGTGTCCCGTAGGTGTCGGTACCTTTGGCGCAGTCGTCGGGAAGATCGTGTCCAGCTGCTCTGGGGACAGCAGGTCGGAGAGGGCATCACGCAGGATGTCCTCGGCGACGTTGGTGTTCTCGGTCGGCAAGACGTTCTGCTCGGCGCTCGGCACCGCCGCCTGCCCGGTCGCAGTGCCCGGCGTCGTGGGAGGAAGACCGGTTCCGGCCGGGTCGGTGTCGCCCGGGGTGTTCAGGCCGTTGCCGATGCCCGCGCCCGCAGCGTGGGCGTCGTCGGTGCCGTTGCCCGTGACTGGCGTCGACGGTGCTGTTGGCGTGGAAGTCGCCGGAGTGGTCTCGGTCGTGGTTGTAGTCCCGGTGGTGGCGGTGCCGCCGCTGGACTTGCCGACGATGGCGGTGAGGATTGCCGTCATCTTCTCGGCGAACTTCGTCGACACGTCGGCGATCGACACGGGTAGCGCCGTGACATTCTGCGGCGCAATGAGTTTCACGAGTCCGCTAATGCCGCCGATCAAGGATTGGATGCTGCGCCACTGGTCACCGGTGAACACCGGTTCGGGCTCGCCACTGGTGTTCCAGCCGATACCGCCATCGGGTAGCCACCCACCCTGGTCGTAGCCGTGGCCTTGGTAGGCCGCGGCGAGTGATCCGTAGCGCGCGAGCGCATAGTTGATCGACGCGCGGAGGTTGGATTCGGGATCGTAGATGTCGGTGTCGTAGCCCGGGTGGTCCGCGTACGTGCGGAAGGTGGGGTCGATGACCTGCATGAGGCCCTTGGACGGTGTTCCGTTGAGTGCGTTGCTGTCCCACAGGTTGATCGCTCGCGGATCGCCGCCGGACTCGGTGCCCATCTGCACGAGCACGCGATTGACCTCCGACAGCGGCAGCCCCTTCTCGCGCAGGATCTTCTCTACCAGCCCACGCCACTGCTCCACCCCGGCCACGCCCGAGTAGCCGACCAGACCGCCGGACGCCCCAGCGAGTGCCTGCACAGCGTGAACCGCGGCGTCGGTGACGGATTTGCCAAGGTCGGTCGGCAACGCACCACCGAGCAGGCTTGGGCCGAAATCCGGTGCAGCAGACAGGGACTCCTGCATCGGGTCCACGAGCACGGTCTGGATCTGGTCCTGGAGGCCGGACACGAACGAGCCGAGGCTTCCGGTGGCCATGGAGATCATCCGACCGTCCGACGCGATCTCGCCGAGGTTGGCCCAGTGGACGTGATCGGTGTGGCCTTCGTTGGTGGACGTGCCGTAGTCGAAACGGTTGCCGTCCTTGAGGTTTCGCCACCCGGCCAGCGGCCAATGGATCAACTCGGTCGATTGCGGGTACCGCGTGTAGATCCATCGGGCGATCTGGTCCAGCGGCCCGACCACATCGATGGCATTGCCGGTGTTGTGGTAGTCGCGGTGGCCTTCGGTGTGGATGGTGCGCGTCGCCGAGGTGAGCACCGCGCCAGGAAACGCCGTCCGCACGGCATTCCACAGGCTCCGCTGCACCGCCGAGATCGGGTCGTCGGTCGCGACGGTACGGCCGACGATGCCACCCGCGGCGAACGCGCCGTCCAGGTAGCTGCGAACACCAGCGACACCGCCCTGGCGAGCAGCAGCATTCGCGCCGTTCACGTAGTCGGCACCCACCGCACGCGTCCACTCCGGGCGCATGATCGCCTCACCGCCGCCGACCGCGATCACCCGGTCATCGACACCCGGCGAGTAACCGGACATCACACCGTGGATACCGCCGGTCGAGTAGCCGAATTTCGGGAACTCGGCCTTCCACTCCGGCAGGTTCGGGAGTATCACCCGCAATTGCGCCCAGGCGTTCTTCAGCGCGACACCGAATACCTGCCCGAAGATATAGTCCAGAGGCTCGGCGATGGCCTTCTTGATGCCCGACCACTGCGCCGACACACCCGCAACCCCGGTACCGAAGTTCGTACCCAACGTGTTCAGCGCATCGACCAGCCGCTTCGCCCAGTAATCATCGGTGATCGTGGTGATATCGGCGTCGATGGTGGTCTTCAGCTTGCCCCACTCCGGCAGCAGACCCTGATCACCGGAAATGCGGTCGGCAAACAACCGCACCAGCTCGTCGAACGCAGGCGTCGCAACGGTCTTCGCGTCCACGACCGCTTGGCCGACAGCGGCGGCCTTCGTCGCCATAGCCGACAGCGCCGGATCGAGCTTGTCCTTCCAGCCTTTCTGTACGTCGTCGGCGAACGCCGTGAACGTGGTCGACGCCGGGGCGAAGTCCGGAACCTGCGGAGCCACCGCCGGTTTCGGGATTTCGGCAGGCTCGGGCGGGGTGGCGGCCGATGGTGTCGCAGGCTGCTGCGTTGCGGTCTGGCCGGACTGCGGCTGCGGATTCGACTGCGCGCCTTGAGGTTGCGCCCCCGACTGCGCGCCCTGCTGGCCGGATGGTTGGCCGCTCGGCGGCGGAGCAGCGGGCGGAAGCTGGTGCGGTGCAGGCGGATTGTGGATGTTGTCCAGGTTGAGGTACCGCAGGTCGTCAGCGTTCAGTCCAAGCGCAACGTTGGTCCCCTGCAACTGAGCAAGGGTCATCGCATTGAAATTCCCGCCGTACCTGGCCATCTTCTCCAGCACCTCGGCACGGGCCTTCAGCACCTCATCGATGCCCTTGTTCTTCGCCAGCGCCTTGTAGTAGGCAGCCGATGTGGTGTCGGTGGGGTCGCCGTCTGGGCTCAGCTGCGAGAGAAAGCGCCGCTCCTGGCCGGAAAGGGTGACACCGTACGGGTTCTGGTCGCTGACGCGGCCAGCCTTCTCGCGCTTCTTGTCCTTCAGTAGGTCGTTCACTTGTGCTGCGAACGGCGAGTTGGGGTTCAGCTGAGCGAGGATGCTCTTGGTCTTCTCGATCGCCGTATCGAGATCGGAGGTGTCGACTGTGGGTTTGATCGCTGGCGCGTCGGCCAACTGATCGAGCATCAGCCCGTAGCGGCTCAGCACAGCGTCGATCTGGTCTTGCGGCAGCGTGTCGGCGAGCATGGTGCTCAGGGAGTCGCGAAGCTCGGTGATCTTCTTGCGCTGCGCCTGCTGTGCCTGGTCCGCGTCCTTGGTCTGGTTGTAGACCGACGTGTACTCCGCTGCCGCGACGCCCTTGTAGTCCACGGCGAGGTCTTGCAGCAGCCGGTTCAGGGTCCGCCCAGCCTCGATCTGCGTGTTGAACAAGCCGTCACCCTTGACGAGGTTGCTGAGGTTCAACTTGCCCGTGGACTCGTTGCCCTTCAGCAGGTCACGCAACGTATCGAGCCCGGCGTACGCGGCGCTTTCGGAGTTCTCCAACGCGAGCGCGTCGGCCTGTTGCCGCTTGAAGGAGTTACGCAGTGCTTCCACAGCATCGGCCGCGCCGACCGCGCGATCACGGATCTTGTCATACGCCTCAGCCGTCTTGGACGCGGCGTCTTGGCCCTTGAGGAACTGCTCGCGCATCGAGTCCAGGACCGGAATCAGGTAGCCCGAGTTCTGTCCCGCCACATCGTTGATGCGCTGTTTGAAGGCGTCGAACTGGGCGTTGGTGCCGACAATTGCGTCCTGGACGCGCTTGATCGGCATGTCGAGCTGGTCCCAGGCGTTGAGAGCCTCACTACCCCAGGTGTTTTGGGCCATGCCGTGGAGCAACTTGTCCCAGGTCTCGCTGTGGCTGCCGCTGGTGAACGCGTCCTTCAGCGCGGCCGATACCGAGTCCCTCCACGACCCGACCTTCGCATCCTTGAGGGTTTGGAAGTCGCCGAGGAACGACTGGAACTGTGCGCCGACCTTGCCGCGTACCGAATCATCGACGATGCCACCGGAATTCAGCAGCGAGGCCGTGATTCCCTGCCGGAACTCAACACCGAAGTTCGACCACTTCGCCTGCACGTGGTCGATCGACTTGAGCTTCTCGCTCAGTTCGCCGACCTTCTGCGAGAACAAGCCAACCGCCAGCGTGGCTCCAGCGATGTATCCACTCCACCTGGACATCGCGGTGCCGATCGCGCCGACCGCCGACCGGCTACCCTCCATGCCGCGCCCCTGCGCGAAGGTCTGCATGCTCGTGCCCCAGCGGTCGAACATCGAGCTGAGGGAGCCGATCACTTTCAAGGCGAGCAGCGAGGTAACCAGGCCCTTCACCACCGGCGTGTATTTGTCGAGCGTGGTCAGCGCTTGCAACAACGTGGTGGCGAACGAGAACAGAATCCCGTATGTGCCCTGGACCGCCGGGTACAGCGTGTTCTTGAGCAGGGCGACCGCGTTGCCGATGAGTGTCGACCACTTGGTCCACTCGGCGCTCACGTCGCCGAAGAAGCCGCGGATGTTGTTCTGGCCCGCCGCGCTGCGCAAGTTCGTGCGCAGCCGCGCCAGTCGGGTTTCGAACCGGGACAGCATGTCGTCCCCGCGGCCGGTGATCGCGGTGAAGATGTCCTTCACGACTCCGGCCGAGTCCTTCAGGACCGTGCCGACCTGCCCGGCCTTGGCCATGCCGCGATCGATCAACGTCGCCAGCTCGCCGGAGGCGCGAAGCACCGCAACGCGGTTGTCGAACTCGGTAGCCCAGTCGGCGATTGCGCCGGTCAACCGAGGCAGAAACGCGCCGCCCGTGCTCATCAGGTTCAGCAACGAACGGGTAGCGGGAGCGAACGCGTCACCCAATCGTGTTGCCGCGCGGCCAGACTCATCGAAGAACGTCTTCAGCTGGCCGACCTCGCTCACCAACGAGTGCACCGACGACCGGACGCCTTCGTTGATACCTGTAGCGATGCCGGACAAGCCCGACTTGACCTGCGGCAGAATCGTGCCGCCCAGGTTCTTCATGTCGGTCGCGAAACCCTCGAACAGGTTGTCCTGCACCTGCTTTCGCAGGCTGGTGAGGGTGCCGTCCATCTGGTGGAGCTGCTCCACGAAGGCGCGGGCGTTCGGGCTGAGCTTGCCGAGGGAGTCGATGTACTTCTGTTGCGCGTCGGACTGGTATGCCCGCTGCCGATCGCGGATCGCATCCTGTTGCGCTTCCAGCGCTTTGGTGACCGCGTTCTCGGCGTTCGCGGTGGCGATAGCGACATCGCGGACCGTCTTGCCGCGTTCGGTCTCGGCGTCGCGGACGTTGCCGATAGCGTCAACTACTTGCTGTTTCGACTTGACGACATGGTCATCGCCTTCGACGCCCTTGGCGTTGGCCTCCATCGCGTCGCGCTGGAGCCGCCGGTTGGACGCGATCGTGTTTTCCCGGTCCTGTTTGGCCTGCTCGACGTTGTCCATCGCCTCGCGGTAGTCGAGCCACGTCGCGTCCTTGTTCTTCCACAGGTTGGCGAGCGTCGCCTGAGCGCGCAGATAGCGGGTCTCGGCCTGGTGCTCCGACAGGGGGATGCCCTTGAGGGCATGGTTGTAGTCGTTGATCTTGTCCACCGCGTCGCGGCGAGCCGTCGACAGGTCCTTCTGCGCCTCCGCGGCCGAGCGTTGCGCGTCCTGGACACGCTTCTCGGCGGCGGCGATCTTGTCTGCGCCGTCCGAGCGCGTGATCGCGGCGTCGCGCACCGCGTCGCTGACGGCCCGGTCCGAGTCGCGGACCTTGCGCTGCGCGTCGGCCACCTTGTCGGCCTGGGTCTGAGCCTGCAAGGCGGTCTGGTGACGAAGGTCGGACTCGGCCTTCAGCGCATCCTTCACGCCGACCGCGCCGACAGCGATCGTGCCGACAGCAGCAGCTGCGGCAGCCGCGAGCGCCGGGACGACCGCCAGGGCGGTGCCCATCCGTGTAATCGAGGCAACCACCGGCACCAGGTTCACTGCACCGACCCCAGCCAGCGCCGCGCCTGCGCTGACCGCGATCGTGGTGACCGAGGACAACATCCGGCCGACGAACAACAACTTCTGCGACAGCGCCTCGGCGGCCTTCTCCGCCCGCGCATCGATCCACTCCGACGAGCGATGCAGGATCGGCATCTCGACACGGCGAACCAACGCGCCCTGGCTACGGTCGAACCGGTTGCGGGCGACGCCGAGCAGAGCGCTCGCGTCGAAATGGTCGTCGCGGGCGTAGCGCTGCATGGCTTGGGCGTGGTCGAGCCGCTCCCTGGACCGCGTCAGCTTCCTGACATCGGTTTCGCCGCGGTCGAGAAGCTCCCGGTGTGTCTTCTCGGCCGTAATCACGGCCGTTGTCGCGCGCTCCACGTTCGCCCTGGTCCGTGCCAGGGTTCGCTCCGCCGATTCCAGGCGTGACGCTGACGCCAAGGCAGTGCTGATCGCGTTTCGGTCGCCGGACAGCGGCAGATCTTCGACCATCCGGCCGCGAAGCAAACGCTCAGCCTGCCGGGTGACCCGCAGCTGCGGACGATCCGTCCACGAGTACACATCGGCGTGCGGTGTACTGCGTGCCGCGATGGCGGCAATGCTGGCGCGAGCGGTGTTCAGCTGCCGTGTGATCCGGTCATGGACCTGACGCATCTGCACCGTCAGATCTCCAGCACCAACCAGGTTCGTGTAGGTGCGCCGCGCGAGGTCGCGGTCGGCGGTGACCTGCGCGCGCCGACCAGCGACCATCCGGCGCACGTCGCGGTGGGCGTCGAGCTGACGCCGCGCCTGGCCGAGCCGCTGCTCGAGAGCAGCCGAACTCGCGCGCCCCGCGAGGAGGGCGGGGTCTTCGCGGAGCTGCCGCTGAAGTTCGGTGATCCGCCGCGAGCGGGTGGAGCGGGTCAGTGGCTCGCCGAAGCCGCGGCCTTCCGCGGCGGCACCACGCAGAGTGTCGATCTCCCGCGTGATCCGGGTAATTTCCCTGCGCCACAACGCATTCAGATCGGCGGCGCGTTCGCGCATCAGGGCGGCGACGCGAGCCTCGGTCTTCTCCACGGCGCGGTCGGCGGCGGCGAAGCGACGGTTGTAGCCATCCAGGCGACGCGACGCCTCGCGGTAGTCGGCGGCGGCCTTCTGTTCCACGGCGCTGAGCGGGCGCTGCGGCGAGTACCGGTTCGTCTCCCGGTCGGCGGCCGTCTCGTTCACACCGATCCGGCGCGCCGCCTGGCGGTTGGTGCGCCGCTGTTGCTGGCGGTACGCGTTATCGAAGTCGCGGGCGGCTTCGCGTCCGGCCCGCGCTACGGAGTCTCGATCGGTGCGGACCTCGCCGCGATAATGGACCGTCCCGGCCTGCCTCTGGGCTCGAGCCCGCGCTTCGGTGACGGTCCTGTCTCGTAGTGCAACCTGCGCGTCGATCGTGACGGGGCCGCCAGCGCTCGCTTCTTTCCGAGCCCTGGCGACCGATGCGGCGTCGATATCAACCGAGACCGGAATCGACTTCCCGGCTCCGGCAATGGCGGCTTTAATCTCGGATTCGAGCTTCTCTTTGAAGCCGGTCAGGTCGGGGCGGATGACGATTTTGGCGACGCCCGCTGAATAGCTCGTTGCCATACCTATCCCCGATCCATTTTCTCAGAAACCCATCTCTGCCAGCGTTTCGTCTACCGCCGACCTCTCACGTATTGCTTTCTCTCGATCGACCGCGCTCACCGGGCGCGGCATCGGCTTCACCTTCGGCGGCGTCTTGCCGGGCGGCATATTGACCGCGATCACGGTGGTGATCAACTGCTGCACCAGGTCACAGACGGACAGCAGCAAAAATGAATCGATCGAATAGCCCGCCGACGACGTGATCAGAGGCAGCCCGTCAGGGGCCGCCCCACCGTCGTCGTCGAATACTTCCGCGCCACGTTCTTCCCTGACACGGAGATCGAGGATATGTTTGGCCAGGCCCTCGTCCATGTCCAGTGCCGCCTTGTAATGGGAGCCCGGCGGTAGGCGCTGGAGGAATCGGTAGAGCCGATGCCAGGAATGGACCCCTCGGAAGAAATCCAAGAGGTCCACATTCCAGTAGTGGAACAAGTCCCACTCGATGGCCTCATAATGCTCACAGACGAGCGTTATGAGGCCGACTCGCCCCCCGGCAGATCATCCGCCCCAGCATCGGGGACGGCATCGAAGTGCCGATTGATGTCATCGATCAGAGCCATAGCGACATCGACCGGCTCGTCACGAATGGCGTCCCACACGACCGGGAATGCGTCACGGCCGACCAGCGCCAGAATCATCGGCTCCATATCGCGGATGGCGATACCACCCCGCGAATCCAGCATCGACGCCAGCGCGAGCGAACGTTCCAAGGTGTCGGGCGCGGTGATTTCGACCGGAGGATTCGCGCCGTCGAACACGTACGGATCGGGTGCGCTGTAGTTCTTCTTGGCCTCACGCTTCAGCGCCTCCCAGCGAGACACCGGCTTCGCAACCTTCTTGGCAGCCATAGATTTCCCCTCTATTCAGTTGTGCAGACTTCGATTACTTGCCGCGCGATTCTGCGGCGGCGTTGTCCTTAGCAGGCGGTTCAGGTGGACTCATCGGGGCCGCTGCGGCGGTGAAGCCAGCGTCGGCGGCGATGGCCTTCCAACCCGGGCCACCGAAGATGGTCCGGATCGCGTAACCGGCAGTCTCGTCGATAAAGGCGCGGCCGGTGATGTCGTATTCGATTGCGTTATCCGCGTTCCACTTCTGCTCACCCACCGAGGTCACAGTGAACTTCGGAACTTCCTTGATGACCCAGATCCGATTCGCGCCCGCGCCATCCACCGTCACGAACAGTGCCCGATGGTAGGTGATCGTAGGCTCGGTAGGGTCAGCGAATCGCGTTTCACCGGTATCCTTGTCGAACTTGACATTCGACAGGTCGGCGTTGTGATACAACTCCAGATTCAGCTTGTGCGTTTCGAGGCCGGTCCACTTGATGGTCGTCTTGCGCGAAACCACGTCCGTGCGGGCGGGTTCCAGCAGACCCCACGCGTCGACATCCTTGGTTTCGGTCTCCGGCGTGAAAGTCGGCGCATTCTCCTTCGAGATATGACCGATGCTCTGGAAACCCGCGGCCTTCAAATCGACGAGATCGCTGGTCACGCCGCTAAAATAGGAAGCTGGGAGCGGAGTGGCGAACGGCGCGAGCAATACGGCACCAGCCAGCGGCTTGCGGATCAGCTTCTGCTTCAGACCTTGGACAGTGGCGAAATCGGTAGCACCCGCCATGGAAACCCCTATATTCAGTTATGTATTCAGTTGTGTATTCAGTTGTACAAGCACATTCCGCCGCCGGAGCGGCGTCACCCAGCCGGGATCACCAGATTTCCCGGAACGACACCCAAAACGCCATATCGACAAACCGATCGTCGATATCGAGGTCCTGCTCTTGGTTGTTGCCGATGATTTCCTCGGTGGAATCGATCAGCGCCCCGCCGACCTCGGTGGCCCCCGCCGCGCGCAGCCGCTGACGGACCTTGGCCGCCGTCGCCCACGCCTTGGGGCGAGTGGCATCGACCACGCAGATCGACATCATCGCCCGGTCCGTGATGCCCTCCGAGTCGATGCCGCCGCCGGAGCGATGCACACCGATCAGAGGGAACAGGCTCGACCACCGGCCGCCGTCCGGTAGCGCCGTGCAGGCGTATCCGAGGTCGTCGAGCAGGGCCATACACACCAGCTCCGCGTCCGGGAAGCCCGCCATCAGCTGGCCCCCATGATGCGGATGATCTCCTGCCAGGTGCGTGACGCCTTGGTTTTGCCCGGCCGTCGCTGACGGACCGTGCCACGCTTGGTCAGGTTGCGGGGGGTGTCCCTCGCCGCCATACCCCGCCAGTTGCGGCGACCGAAGTTCACGGCCGCCGAATACCCGGCCTTCGCCTCCACGTCAGCGACCCAGCGCGGCGACGCGGCACCCAAAGGCCCGTCACCGGAATCCATCAGGCGCATCGAGATCGCCGCCGAGTTCGCCAGTTCACCGGACTTGCGGGGCGCGCGAGCCTGCCATAACCCCACCGCCTTCACGCCCACCCGCTGCACTGTCGCGCGCATCTTCGGCCCCACCAACAGTGCCGCAATCGCTGGATTCGTCCAGCCGTTGGGCGAGCGCGTGCCGTAGTACTCGAAAGTGTTCTTCGGTGCCGCCATTACCCACTCACCTGCCGCAGAGTCGCCACCACACCCGCCCGGCCACCCGGTGTGGCCGCCTTCCACCGCTGCGGCTTGCCTTCCACCGCGTACACACCACCGCCGGGCAACTCGGCCTGATCCGACGCGAGCACATCCGCGCCGGGCCCGAAGTACGCGGTCACGTCATCGACGATCGTGTCGCGGAAATCGATTGCCGCCGAGCTTGTTTTGGTCCGCGTCCCCGAGGGACTCAACAGCACGTTGTGTTCCTCGTGGTGTGCGTCGAACTCGGTGTCGCCGAACTTGTCACGGCCCGTCCGGCGCAGGATGATCACTGTTTGCCCGGTCAGCACGTCACACCGCCAACCAGCGCGGGCCGCCGACACCGATCACTCCCACCCGCCGCCGACGCCGGAACAGCGCCAGTTGATCGGCGGTGAAGTAGATTTCCTCACCCATCGCCTCGGATCGGAACGTCACCTCGAAAGGCCCCGACCGCTCCGAGAGCACGCCCGCCGGGTTCCGCAGCGGGCGAAGCACCGCGTCACACACCACGCGCTTCGCGTTCGCCAGCGTGATCGTCGGCAGCCCGCCGGTCCCTGCGGCCAGCGCGGGAACCTCGGTCTTCAGCAGCGCCTCGGCGTCGGCGATGCGGGCGGTGACCAGCTTCTCCTGTTCCGGGGTCAGCGCGGCACCGAACCGGTCGGAAACATCTGTGGCGGTCGCGAAATCGCCCACTATGCCGCGTCCTTCACTACAGGCTTACGCCCGCGGCGCGCCGCGTGCGGCTCTCCCTCGTAGACAGCGCCGTCCGGTTCCGGATCGGGGTCGTCGTCGCGGTGCGCCCACACGGCAGGATTGGTGATCGCCTCGACTGCCCAGTTCGGCACCTGATCGCCGGGTCCGAAGATGTGCGTGACGTTCCTGTCGTCCTGCACGTGCACATATGTATTCAGTTGTGACATAACCTATTTCCCATACTCGGGCGAAGAAGAGTCCTCACCGCGCCGGGGGCGACGTTCGTGATCCACCGACAGCAGACGATGAGTGCGATGTCCCGGCCAGATGATTGCCCCGCCGTCAGGCGACGGTGGCCACCATCAGCGCTTCCGGCTTCTGGAGCACCGGCAGCAGCAGCGAATCGACGAAGGTGCTTTCCTTGTACGGAGGACCCGACTTGGTCACCACGCCCACCAAGCCCGGTGCGTTCTGGAAGCTCATATCGGTCTGCTGAGCGCTCATCAGTTCCATCGCCGTCGCCGTGATACCCCACGCGACGAAACCCAGATCCGCCGGATTCGGCGGCAGGAAAATGACCTTTCCCTCCGGAATCACGCGGGTATCAGTGCCCTGGACATTGATCACGGTGTCATAAACGTCGGCGATACCCGGCAGGTTGAAGTCATCCAGCACGGAATTCACCACCGAGCGCGAGACGATCTGCGGCGTCCCCGAGACCATCTGATTCGCGTACGATTTGAACTCCGAGTTACGATGCAAATAGCCAGCGGTCTTGCGGGAGATGATCATGCCGCCGGGCGCGTACCCATTCACGGTGGTGTAGTACTCGATCCACGACGTGATATCGGTCACGACCTTCGCGTTCGCTACATCCGACCACACGGTAGCCGGGGCCACAAAATTGCCCGCGGGAACCTTGTAATCGGCGGTCAGCGAGACGCCATTCTCGTTCAACGTCATCTTGCCTGTGGACAAAAGCTCACCACGTGCGACCTCGACCCTGTTACGGATCGCGAGGACACCGGCCTCGATATCGTCATAGATCGCGTTGGTGATCGCTTCCAGATTGCCGCCCTGCTGGCGCATACGCTCCAGCTGAAGGCGCTCCAACTCACCCTTCATGCCCTGCACGGAAATCGGCAGCAAATCGACTTCGCGAGTATCGAAGGTGTCTCGCTCGAGCTGCGGAATCGACCCGTCGAAGGTCCGGAATTGGGCCGTCCTGTTGACGCGGGTCACATTCGCCAGGCGAATGGTCTGCTCCTGCACCAGCTTATCCGGGAGGAACTGAGCCAGTTTATGCTCGCTCGGGGTCGGAACCTCGCGAGCGAAAATGATGGTGTCGTCCGGAACCAGAGGCCCATCGAAAACCAAAGCCATGGAAACTCCTATATTCAGTTATAAAGACCAGCGGCCGGACGGCTAGAAGAACTTGAACCAGGACAGCGCGGTCTTGGCCTCCGCATCAAGGCCCGAATTCGCCGGGAGCTTCGTTTCCTTGATCAGGCCGATACCCACCCACAGCGGTGCAGCCTCGCGGCCCGCCGGATCGGTCGGGGTAAACGTGTTCCACAGAAATCCCGCTGGAACCTCTCGGCCATCGGTCGCATTCTTGTCGTACGGGCCGTACAGGCCCTGATTCGGGCCCGCCTGAGTGATCTGCCCCAGAACAATGCCCGAGGGCAGGTATCCCTTCGGGTAGTGAGTCGCGGCGGTGAACTTGGTCATGTCCAAGGTGACGTTCACTCGGCCGCGCTGCTCGCTCTGATCCCAGAGAACCCACACCCGAGCATCGCCGTATCGAGTGCCGGTCTGCCGCACCGCAATATTCGCCATATCAAATCCTCTTCAGGGAAAGCACTGTTCGGTTATTCCTTCGGCGTCCCGAAACGCCGGGCGGCCTCCGCGCGGCCACTCTCGCCGCGCCGGGTCTTCGTTTCGCCGCCCTGTCCCTGTCCCCAATTCGGGTGCCGCTGGCCGTTCGGCGGTGGGGTCGGCGCGGCCGCGGTGGTGCCGTACATCTCACGCAGATGGTCGACGACTTTCTCGCCGTTCAGCTCGCCGTTCTCACTCAGGAACGCGTCCGCGTTCGTGGTGCGCAGCCAGCCGTTCAGCTTCTTCTGGTCGGTCAGGACGATGCTGGCGTACCCGCGCAGCTCAGCCTCCCGCAGCTTCGGCAGCAGCTCCTCACGAGCCTGCTGCGCCGCTTCGGCGCGGGCCGCCTCGATGGCGTCGGCATGGGCGCGTTCCCCCTCGGAGAGTCGTTCGCGCTCCAGCTCGGCTATCCGATCCTTGAGCTTCTGGGCGTCGTCGGCCGTCACGCCACCGCGCAGCGCCTTGGAGGCGTCCTCGTGTCGGCGGCTCTGGTGCTTCCAGTACGCCAGCTGCTGCTCGGTTGCCATCTCCGCCAGCGGCGTCTCCGCCGGAAAGCCGTGCTTGTTGATCTGGGCAGCGGTGTCATTGTCGGTGCCGAGGACGGGGTCGGTGGCCGTGCCGGTCTCCGAAGTGGCGCTCGCTTCTGTTGTCGCGCTGGTCATCTGGTCAGTTGCCATATTCAGTTTTCCCTTGCCGGGTCATTCACGATGCATCGAAGGCCGTGCCGGACTTCGATCTCTACTGCTTGCCGCGGAGAATCGCTTCGTAGCGGGCGATCTGCCCACGCTGGTAGGTGACCGGCTGCGAGCTGTCTGCGAAACCGTTCGCCGTGTTTGAGCGAGAACTTGGCGCATCAGCGGCAGCTGCCGCTGTGCGACTTCGTACTGCTTCTCGAACTCGTCCAAGTCCACCGGAGCAGCGAAGCCAGTGGTGCGCGGAACCGTCTGTCCGCGCGTTTTCGGGACCAGCACCGCCTGTAGTTCGCCGTGCTGATCAATCCGGTATCGGGTGCGCTTCAGATCCGATGCGTAGGTGCTCGTCGCGTCCTGGTACAGACGCTTCAAGTCGTCGTCGTTCAGTTCCCGGCCGGGATCGCTCGCGCGAGTGACCGGCATGGTTTCGCAGCGGCACCGAGCATGGATCGGCTTCAAATCCTGCACCCTATAGATACGGTCAGATGCCGCGACACACAACCCGCACGAACCGGTTTTCGACACTTCGGGATGGATCACGCGCCGCCACCCGATGACCTTCTTGTTCTGTCGATGCGCTTCGCGCAGAATTTGCGTCTCGGCCTCGCGTTCCGCCAGCGTCAGATTGGTCTCAGCAATGATTTTCACACGCTCCACCGAATTCGCAAGAGCATCGTCGAACGGCGTGCCCCTGGCCACCTCGGCACGTAATTGCCGCGCCGGACGCTGGAAGACCTCTGCTACCGCCAGTCGCTCGGACCTGCGGCCGTTCGCCGATACCTGCACCGGCCGACCGAACTGGCCCGCCACCCCGTGCGGGAAGGTCCGCACTTCGGCGGGCACATCCGGCATCCACCCGTCCAGGTCGACATCCAGCTCCGACAGATAGATCATCTGCGCGGCCGTGGCCATCGACACCATCGCCTGCTGCGCGGTCGCCATCAACGGGACGGCCTGGTCGACGAAGTAGGACACCTGGTCGTCGTCATAAGGGTCGGTGAGCCTCCACCAGACGTCCAACCGGTCCAGCAACAGCTGCTCCAGCGTGTCCCGGCGAGCCGCCCGCGCCTGCACCATCCCCAACAGCGCCGAAGTCATCGTCACGCCGCCTGACCCGCTGTCCCAGCGCTCGCCCGTCCCACCGCCCGGCCTGGCTGCCGGTCCCGCGCCTGCGGGGAACCCTGGCCCGCGGGTTGCCGCTCGCGCTGGTCCTGCACCTGCTGCGGCGGTTGCCCGGCCTGTCCGGTCACAGCTGTGGGGATCGCGAACGCTTGCGCGGCCAGCTGTTCCTGCATCAGCTCGGCTTCGTTCAGCTTGGCCTCCGCCGGTGTGAAGGCCATGAACTTGATGACCTGACGCTTGCGGGACACCACGCCGCGCGTCTTGGCGACCGCCTCGGCCTGGGCGGCGATCCCGTCTCGGGAGATCGGCTTCCACAGCAGCTTCACGCCCTGAATCCGGTTCACCTGGCCCGCAAGAGTGAACGCGATCTTCCACGTCAACGCCCAGGGAGCGGTCATCCGCGCCTGGCGATCGAACACCTTGTCCTCCAGCGTTTCCCGCATCAGCGACGCACCCTCGGCCGACCCGTTCGCGGCATCCGGTGTGATCACGTGCAGCGGAGTCCGGGTGGACGCGGCGAACTCCTTCACGTCATCGCGGATGGCGGTGAGCTGCGGCACCAGATCCGCCTGCCCCGACTCCCAGAAGTCCACATCCGGCGGCACCAACCACAACGCGCCCGGATCGGCCGTGAACAAGTCCTGAACATCGGTATCGGCCACGCGACGGATGAAGGAGCCGAGATCCTCGTCTGGGCCCGAGAAGTCCGCACCACCCTGCAAATCGCCCTTCACCGCACGCTGCCGGAAACTTTGGTACCACTGAATGACAATGCGCTGAAGAACACCATCCATGATGCGATCCAGCAAATCGATATTCGGCTCGAACTCACCCAAACCGAATTTATTGTCGAACCTGACCGCGGGAACACCACCGAAGATGTCCAAGTTGGCCAGCGAGGTCTGATTCGTCAACGTCCACTCATCCGAACTGAACGTATTGGTGTACATACCGGGGTCGCGGCGGAATTCGTATTGCACCGAGTTCACATACAGCTGACCGACCTGCTGATCATTGATCTCGTCGTTGAACACCTTCACGAACGCCTTCAACCGGCGTGGATACGTCGGATCGGGAATACCCAGAGCGAAGCGTGGATTCTCAGCGGTGATCATCGGCATCGCACCCTGCACGCCCGCGAGCGGAGGAATCACCAACGCATATGCCTCACCGAAGAGATACATGTAGGTTTGCAGGTCACGCTGCATCGCCTCCCAGCCCGACTCCTCACCGATCTGTCTCGCGATATCGTCGCCATCGACATCCGCGTCCGCATCGGTCAATACGCCGGTCAGCACGGACTTGTCCGTCATGACATCGACGCTCATCGCGGCATAGTTGTTCCTGGCCTTGCGCAGAATTTCACGGAACGTCTCCCGGTACTTCTCCTGCACGTTCGGCAACGGCGGATCGCCGATATAATAGGACCAGGCCAGGTCCAGACGTTCCCGCCGGGTCTTCGGCGTATGCGCCGTGACCGCGTTCCGCTTGTCCTTCAACTTCCGATCGAAACGCTTCACCAGAAATTCGAACCATTGCTCCGGCGCCCATGCAGCCGAAGCATCAACCGCCGTATTATCGGCCATACCCGTCACCCATTATCTAATCCGCACCACAGCGCGTGGTCTCCGTGGAAGCCCTATCCCCTTCGCCACCGCATCGAGGCGACACTGCCACGCGAGCGTCGCCGCCACCGCAGCGTCGATCTTGTGCGGCGAATCGGGCCTTTCCTTCATGATCTGAACACCTTTGGTAGTGGAGCGTCGGCGGGCGTTCAAGATATGGGCCGACAGCTGGAGATCCCCGGTATGCCGCATCTGCTGGTCCAATATCGCGTTCTCGAATTCAGCGAGGGCCTTCACGCTCTTATAGGCCCGATCGCCGGTCATCCACCATTCGATCGGATGCGCCTGCGTGGATTTCACCCTCAAGCGAGGGCCGTATTTTGCTTCCCAACCCGCGATGGTCGACTCCCACCGAGCAGGGTCGGCATAGAAGCCGACCACGGCATACGTCTGGAACGCATACTGCACCGTGGCCTGCACATCGTGCTCCGGCACTTCCCAACCGTCCTTGTAGAACTGGCCGGGGTCCTGCTCCCAAATCTTGACCGGCCACACCAGGCCGTCCGAGACCCGACAGGCAATCAGAGCGGTAGAGTCCGTGACGCCTCGGCGACGCTTCCGGGAACCATCGAAGCCCAGGACAATGACATCCCTGTCCTTCGCGGGCTCGATGACATGCACCTGCGGCCCACAGGAATCCCACTGATATTTCGCGACCCACGCGCCCTCGGCCGAATGCTTGGCGTTGAACCAGTAGCGGTACGAATCAGCTACATCGGTACGCGGATCGAGAATCGCATCCACATAGCCGGATATGTCGTTCCAGGACGCACAGTCCCCATAGGAGTCCAGCAGCGCCGCCCGGATCTTCTCCTCGTCCTCCAGATCCTCCGGCGCGATATCGCCGAAGCGATGATCGAACAGGGTCCGGGTGGGCTTCTTCAGCTTGCCGCTGCGGTAATCCTCGATGACCTGGTACGTGTCCTCGGCGACCGACTCCTCGCCAGGGTTGTACATGGTCGTGGTTTCCAGATAAAACGTGCCCGCACTCTTGCGCCGCTTACGCAAATTGCGCACCAACGTCTTGTGCATTTGCTTCAATTCGGGCCGGTTGTACAAATGCGATTCGTCGAAGATCACCAGCGTCTCTTTGCCGCCGTCCTTACTCGCAGAACTTGCGGTAGACGGTTTGATTTCACCGCCGCCCGGGACCAGAATCCGGGACAGGCCAGCAGAGTCCTTGTGCTCCATGGCCACCGCGAGCGGACCGTCGGTCACGTTGACGTAGATGGTGTCGTAGACGAGGCCGGATTGATCTTCTTCGGTTGCGCAGCAACGGACTTCGGGACTGTTGACCCGCTTGCCGATCGGTTCGCCCGGCGAATACGTGTAGGTGAAACCGGTCCCGTACGGGCAGGCGAACACCTCGCCGCCCTCGGCGTACCGGTCGAATCGCGAAGGCCCGAAGGTATCGAAAAGCGCTATGAGAGCGGCGATTTCAGACTTCGCGCACCCCTTCGGACGCGACAGGAAACCCGCATCGTACAAGCGGGAGCCGTCTTGCTCGAGCGCGTACAAGTCGACGATGAACGCCGCGTACTCGTCCACCAGAGCGACCGGCTCGCCAGCGATGTCGCCGGAGCCGTGGATGGTCAACGCCTCGATCCACTCGATCGCGAGCCAGCCCAGAGACAGCTCCCGATCGTGCTGCGGGAGCCGAATAACGTCGTGCGGCATCTCGCCCCGCTACGACGCCGAATTCATCAGCCGGGCGCGGCGGGCCGCGGCCATCGGAACGACCTTCTCCCCCGGCGACGCGGTCACTTCGGCCTCGTCCTCGACCGGCTTCACCCGGATACGCGCACGCTGCATATCCAGCTCGGTCAGACTCAGCGCCGAACCCAGCGTCGCCACGATGGCTTTGAAGTTCTCGCTGCCGGGACGGCTGAGGTACCGCTCGATCAGCGGCAGCGTCATATGCAGGGTCAGCCACGTACCCGCGCCGTACGTGCGGGCCTGCGGAAGCCGGGCCAGCTGCTCGTAAATCGCTCGGCCCCGGGAGCCAACATCGATCCACTCGGGAATAGGCGGGACCGAGCCGTCGAATGGTTCGTCGGGCAGCTCGGTCCAGCCGTCGCCCGCGATCAACGGATCTGCATTCCTGCGCGCTCGTTCGTGCGGCTGCTTCGGGGCCGTGCCGGGTCGCCTACCTGCCATATTCAGTTGTCCTTGTCCCTGTCGGGTTCGCTCTCCGTCCGGCTGCCTGTAGGCGTCTGCCTGACGTTGCGGAAAGCGGAGGATTCGAACCCCTGGCGCAGGCGCGCCCGACCCGCTTTCAAGGCGGTCCCGCGACCGATCGCGGTTCACTTTCCGGAGTGACCTGTGGGACTCGAACCCACTTATCCGGGATCACAACCCGGCGCCTCAACCGGTTCGGCCTAGGCCACGGTCTGGATAGAAGGATTCGAACCTCCGCCATCCTGCTCCCAGGGCAGGCGCTCTGACCACGCTGAGCTATATCCAGTAATCAGAGTCCCTCTGGCACGATTCGAACGTGCACCGCGCGCTTTTTGAAAGCGCCGCCTCTGCCATTGGGCTACAGAGAGAAATGCGCGTTGTTTTCATCCGCCACTCAGACACACGGACAGGTAGACGCGCCCCTACCTCATGCAAGGACGACAGGACTCGAACCTGTAGCCTGTGGTTTTGGAGACCACCGCTCTGCCGATTGAGCTACATCCCTATGCGTGAGTTGCGGAGGCCGGATTCGAACCGGCGGCCTTCTGATTATGAGCCAGACGAGATACCGAACTTCTCTACACCGCATCGTTCAACCACAAGGATATGGCGCTTATTCAAGCGCGCAAGATGATGGTCCCGAACGCCCATCACAGCAGCTACTGTCGCGATATGACCACATATGTCGATGATGTGATCTCCTGCCTGATCGAACAGTGGCACGACTCCAACGACGACCGCACCGCTGCCGAATAGTTAGGAATGTCCACCATCGAGTACGGGCGCTGGACGGCAGGACTGATGACAGGGCACGAACTACAGGATTGGGCAGATCGGCGCGGCGTCAACCTCGAAGACACTGCGGAGGACGCCCTATAGATCCGATCACCCACCCGAATACCGAAGCGGCCATGCTGGAATCGGCACTAAAACCCCAGCAGCGGCAACACAACGCCGAGTATTTTCACGACACAACCGCCGATTTCGACAAGATCAGCAACATTCATAACAACCCCGGATGCTTCCGTTTGTGATCGACATGGATTGCAGCGGCCCGGCGGCGGTGAGTACCCTCACGGGCCTCGCCCTGGGTCTTCTTCTGATGGCAGGAAACACACACCGCCTGAAGGTTGTCGAGCCGATCAGAACCCCCACGCGCAAGACCCACTTGGTGATCCACTTCCGACGCCAACCCCAAGCACCCCTCCAGCCGAAGCTGACACAGCCCGCCATCACGCCGCATCGCCCGCGGACGATTCCGCACGAACTCGGCCGAACGCCCCGAACCCGACCACGCCATCCCAACCTCACCCCAGCCGCCAACACCACTGCACCAGCCAGGATCTCGCGGAAACATGCGCATGCATAGATGATTGCTCTATAGCCGAGATGTAGGCTGTGTGCTACAAATGGCGTATGGCCACCAGCATCGACGAGCAGCGGAACAGGATCACCAACTACGTCGACGAACGCGGCGAAGCCGAACACCTCGCACCCCTCCGGCGCCAACTCGCCCTTGCCCTCCTCGACCACTTCGTGGCCCTTGAGATCAGTGACACCGAACTGGCCGAACGAGTCGGACAGAACCGCGTCGAGATCTCCAAGCTCCGCAACGGCAAGCTCGACAAGTTCTCCGTCGACCGGTTGATCCGGATCGCCGAGAAGGCCGGACTGAACGTGAAGGTCAACTTCCTCGGCGTAGCTGCCTGATATCGAGGTCACCGTGACGGCAATTATGCCGCCACGCGGTTCAGCGCGTCGTGCTCCGGCGCAAGCAGGCGGACTACCGACTCCAGCTCCTCGATACGCGCGAGATACGACTGCCGCGCCAACATCTCCGCCGTATTCTCAGCGTGCGTTACAGGCTGAAGATGGTCAGGGTTGACGCAGCCACTGTTTCCACACTTGTGATGCGCTGCCAATACACCCAACGGAGCGCCGAGCTTCGCCTCCAGTACCATTCGGTGAACCGGGAAGTTCTTCTTCTTTCCCAATCTAACCTGCGGGTAACCGTCCCTGGTCCGCCTGCTCCAAATTTGACACTCCCCAGATGGCGCGGTCTTGACAGCGACCGCTTGAAGGAAGGCTTCGTAATCTCGATCCTCCCAAGCCTTCCGGAGCGGAGAGCGCATGTCTTTCTGAGGTTTGGGTTCTGGGCGAGGCGTCGTCGCATAACGGGCACTCTGATGCTGCGCCCTCATCTGCTGGCGGCATTCACCGGAGCACGCCTTCGTGCGCGCGTACTCGGATGTGAACGAGTTCCCACAGATCACACACTGCCGCTCTACCGGCTTCTTTGCGCGGCTTTCACGAGGCGGTCGTCGCGACTGGTTGTACTCACGGAATTTCGCGAGCCGTTTCTCGCGAGCATCGGGATCTGCCCAGTATCGCTCGCGCTCGACGCGTTTCCGATTCTGGTCGTAGCAGCCTCTCGAGCAAAACTTGCTCCGACTGTTGGGAAGTTCGAATTGTTCGCCGCAGACTAGACAGTCTCCGCGCACTGGCTCACGGCGTACCGCAGCCAAGCGAGCAGCATGTCGCCCATCCGATCGGCATCGAAGTTCGTAAGCGGCTTGCCTGCATCGGGTCGGACAATAAGTCGGTTCAGGTCCGGTCTTGGATCGACGTTCGAGCGGAGCGTCGCAATGCGCGCATACCCGTATCGCAGGCATATTCAGTTGTCCCTCTATTAAGTTGTATACGGCTGTCGCCGCCAGAGTCGATTATAACGGTGAGATAACAAACGAACCTTCAACGTCGTACATGTTCCGCGCCACAGAGTGGGACGGTGCGCTATCGACCCCACCCAGGGGGCTTGGGCGGCCTGGGGTTTCGCGCCTCCCCAGGGCGCAGCGTCGGCAGGGCGCAGCGTCGGCAGGGCGCAGCGTCGGCAGGGTCGCTAACGCTCCCCGCCAACCCCGCACACAAAGGGGTGTGCCATCCCAAGTCCGCCCCTTCTTCCGAAACCACAAGAACACGGCGTAGCAACCATTTACGTCACTTGACCAGCGCTTTTAAATTCAGTGTTGACATTGTTGTAGGCCCTGGCCTACATTTGTGCCATGCCGCCGGAAGGCAGGCAGCAAGCGGAACTCAACTCCTCTCGCTGCGGTCGGTCCGGCGCAAGGTTTCAAACCATCGAGTGAGGCCACGAACGGAGTACTGAAGCGGCGGGCGGCGGGATGCCCCCAAAGCGCGGATGCTTTTCCCTTTGAGGGTTGCGAGCGTCTATAGGGAAACAAGTAACTGATGTGCCGATCCGGTGGGGCCGAAGGTTTCTGGCACCGATCAATGTGGCTTGCATGATTGGCCTAGTACCGGCAATGACGGCGGGTAGCGCAACCCTTGGGGAACTATCCAATGTCGGCGTCGGTGCGTTGTAACGGCTAACTTGCGGCATTGATACGAGCTACAGACCGTAAAACGGCAGGTTACCGGCATTCGGTAGCTTCGGTGGCAGCGAGCGAGCCGGGTCAGGAATTCCGGTCACAATCCTTTGGGGTTGTCGAGCCTTTTCCTGCGGGGTGAGCGAGCGAATCACTGTCCCGGTTCGGGCGATAAACGTTCATCCTTCGCGGTGAATAGTCCGGACCGACCGGGAGAGACACACGCACCGGGTATCGAGTGAGTGGGTAACCAGAGACTTTGGAGAGCGGGGCTGTTTCGGCGGCCCCTTCTCTCGTGTTTTCAATCGGGAAGTTACGGCGCGCTGGTTGTGGCTGGCGTGCCGCTTCGGTCAATCATCCAGCTTTTCGGAGGTGAGCTATGTTGGATTTCTTGCCGAATGAGCGCCGCAAGGTGCGCGGATCGCATAACCCCCAGTGGGATGGTATCGGTCTGTTCACCAAGGGTAATGCTCGAAGGCCGGGCGATATCAATCGTCACGAAACCGATCCGTATACGTGCCGCAGGTGCGGCACGGATCTGCCGTTCAATATCAGGAATTACCGGCGTGGTGTCTGGTGTGAGTCCTGCCAGGCTTCGCGGTCGGCCGGTGAGGTCGCAGGTACGGGGCGGTCGGAGACTGAGATGCTGGCCGAGTATGTGCGGCTGTATCGCGAGTTGCCGCAACGTCGGCGAGCCGGGTTTCTCTCGCGTATTCCCAAGCGGTTTCGTGAGGCTGTGGCGTCGGCGTCGGCGTGAGTCGGTTTCAAGTCAGCGGGGGTGTCCCGCTGGTTTGGCCGTCGATTCACTCTGAATCGTGATCGGTGAAACTCGGGAAGGTTTCTTACATGTCGTCTGTGTATGCGATTGTGTCGGTTGCGGATGAGTCCGGGCCGGGCCGGGTGCTGTTGAGGGGTAGTCGCCGGATGTGTCGGCAGGCGATGTTTTCTGGTGCGCTCACGTTCATCGAGCGGGGATTCCGGGTGGAGCGGACCGGCAACGATGCTCGTCTGCGGGTTTTCCATCGTACAACTGGCGAACTGGAAATCGAGCGTCATCTGATCGCACTCGATATCTAGCCAGGGCTAGGGCGTGCACGCGGGTAACTCGCTGTTCCGTCTGCTGGACGGTGGCGGCGGGGTGCCCTATGCATGAGCTAAGTCGTTCGTGTATGGAATCTGGGAGGGCTCAAATGGAACGTTCGAAAGCTACCCTGTCGCGCATTGTCGATGCCGTCGCCGTGATCGGCGATTCGGAGACATACAACCGGGTGGTGAATGTGTACAACATCGGCTGGCCCATTGCCAGGCTGCGGGCAGGCGGGGAGATCCTGTTTGCCGGGATTACTGACGGGGGTTGGATTGCTGTGGATGAGTTGCACGCGCACTTGTTCGGCGCGTAACACGCAGCCTGCGTGATTCTCGGGAGGTTTCGACATGTTTGGTTATCAGTTCATCGGCCGTTTGGGTGACGAGTCCGCGGAAATGCGGTTCACGGTGTCCAGCGCGACAGGGGATTACCGTCATGAGGATGCGTTCGGCCTGGACTGGCGACGCAACCGGAAGGTGACCGGCGGGGATTCGTTCCTCAAGGCTATCGCCGGTCTGGGAGGGGACGCGAAGCAGGTCGCGGTGTATCTCGAGGTCCCGAACACGTGCCATGAGACGAGCATGCCGGGTGGGGCGTCGGTGGAGAGCGAGGTGAATGCTCGCTACCTGCGGGAGACGTACGCGGTGAGCATGTTCTCCGATTCGGTGTATGTGCTGGTGTTCGATGGGCCGGGCGCGGGTCTGGGGGTCGAGGTGGACGACGGCCTGGCCGACATGGTGGCGGGCCTGTATGCCGGTCACGACATCGACGATGGCGAGACGCGCCAGGTGATCGAACGGGAATTGATCGACAAGTCCTGGGACAGCTGGGTTCGCGGGCAGGTGGCGCAGCGGCTGTCGGACGCGGCCGAGTCGCTGTGGTGGGACTCGACCCCGGCGCAGCAGGACACGTTGCTCGGTGAGGCGCTGGATCGGTTCTATCGGGTCGATGGTCATCGGCTGGAATTCGAGGACGACTCGTGGTCGGTGGATCACGAGGAGTTCGCGAAGGTTTTCCAGGCCGTGGTCCTGGCTTCGGCGTGGTCGGGGGTGTCGGTGTGAGGGTCGTCGACGTGACCGAGGAGTTTCCGCAGATCACCCACCGCGCGGGCCAGACGCAGCGCCACTATCGGCGGGGTGAAACGGCGGTGATTGTGACTGTGGCCGAGCAGCGGCGTTATCTGCCTGCCCGTCCCGGTGAGCGGTCGCGCTGGTATCGGGTGACGATGCAGATCACGAGTGGTTCACCGTCGCGTCATGCGCGGTTGGCGAAGCAGATCGCTGCGGAGCTGGAGTTGCCGGATACCGCGGGCGCGCAGCTGTATCGGTTCTATCGCACGAAAGAGGGTCGGCCGGAGTCGTCCTATGCGTTCACCCATGGGTTGTCGAGAGTCGCGGGAGTTCGATCGTGAAGATTTTCATTCTCGGTGCCGCGTTCACCGCGTCGGCTCTGGTGGGTGCTGCGGCAGGTTGGTTCGTCTCCGGCGGCATGGTGTCGGTGTCGGACGAGGCGGAGGTGGATTCGTGCCTGGTCGGTGAACCCGTTGACCCTACGACACTGTGGGCGCTCGCCGACGGGTATTGGGTTGTGGTGGATGCGCCGGATTGCGGCTGCCCGTGGGAGGAAGACAGTGGCGACGGGGGAGACGCGTCACGTGGTGGGGAACTTGTATTCCTCTAGCACGGCAATGGTGGGGCAGGCGATGCAGATTCTGGGGTACGCGGGCGTGGTGTAGCGGAGATAGCGGGGCGCGGGAGCATGGTTCCCGTTCCCTGGCTACCGCGCTATATCGGTGTCGGGTGGAACTCGGGAGGTTTCGAATATGTCTGATGTTGTGTCGCGCCAGCAGGTGGCGACGTTTACTGCTGACCTCAAGACGCTGGCCAGCGATATTTTATTTATCAAGCGTGTGACCGGTTTCCGGCGCGCGCATCTTCCTGTGCTGGAGTTGGCGACGGTTACTGTGCGCGATGGTGTGGCCGCGATCAGCTTCTACAATTTTGATGCTGCGGTGACGGTGCGCATGCCCGGTGCCGGTGATGACACGTGTTTCGCGGTGAATCTGAATGTGCTGGCCGACGCGGTGAAGGCGGTCGGCGCGACGAACACCGGCACGTTCACCATGCGTGCCGGTGAGCTGAGGATCGCTGCGGCGGGTGTAGCCGTGACCGTGCCGCTCGCGGGGGCCGAGCTGACCGAAGACATGCCGGTGCATCCCGTGGTGGACGGCACGCCGGTAGCGATCGTCCCCGGTGCCGAGTTCGCCCGTCTCGGCGCGATCACCGCTACCGCTGTCGGCAGGGATACCGACCTGCCGATGCTGACCGGTGTCCGTGTCGAGTGCAGCGGCACCCACCTGCACGCGGTCACGACCGACCGCTACAAGGTGGCCATCGCGGAGGCGACAAACCGGTTCTGTGTGGCCGAGGACACTGCGTTGCTGGTTCCCGGTCACCCGTTCCATCACTTCGCGAAGCGCGCGGGGTCCTCGGGCACCGTGACGGTCTCGGTCGGCGCGAATGGCATGGTGTCGCTGGAGTCGGATGACTGCACGGTCGCCGTGAACCAGCTCGACCACGAGTACGTCAAGTGGCGGAATCTGCTGCCGTCCACCACATCGGTGTCGTTCACCTTCGATCCCGCGGCGCTGCTGCGCGCCGTCAAGGCGATGCCGAAAGGTGCGTCCACCATCAACCTGCACATCAGCGATGGCGAGGTCAGGGTGGTCGGCTACAGCGGGCGTGAGGAGTCCCCGTTCTCGTCGATGCTGCTCGATGTCACCGACATCGAGTGCGACCAGGACATGGTCATCAAGTTCTCGGCCCCGTATGTCGCGACGATTCTCGGCGCGGTGCCCAAGGGCGTGAAAGTCCAGTGGCGCGGCACGACGCCGACACGTCCCGCACTGTTTGTGTGGGAGTCCGCGCGTGTGCTGCTCATGCCGGTGCGGATACCCGGCTGACAGCCGGGGCGAAATCCGGCTCCGATAGAGCATGGCAAAGGACGCCCGGAAGGTGCGGGTGTTCATTTGTGTGCGGGGACCGCTTGTCCAGTATCCGGGGGGCGCTCACCTGTGGGTGAGCGTTGCGCGATCAACCGGGGCTGTTGGTGATGAAATTCGGGAGGGTTCACATGTTCGACAGCGTGGAGAATCTGGAGATTATCGCGCGGGCACAGGCGATGGCGTTCGCCGATGAGTCGGGTGCCGCGGCGTTCGAGGCGGTGGCGTTCGCCAACTTCTGGGTCTGCATCGGTATGCACGAGTACGGGGACATGAGGACAGCGATCGGTAGAGCATACAACGGTGATCGCCGGTTTCGGGAGTTCTACGACGCCGAGGGCGAGGCTACCGTCCCCAACAACTGTTACGGGCGGGTATGCGCGGCCGAATCCTTGGTCGCTGCGCTCCCTCGTGTCCGTTCTGAAAGGTTCTGCCATGACACCGCGTCGAGTGGGTGGCTGGTGGGCAAGTACCGTGAATCGCTGGCGGTGGCGAAATGACCTGGATTGGTGTACTGCGCGCCCGGTATGCACAGGCGCACAGGGATTCGGATCGTAGGCCGTCGCGATTCAGTGCGGGCGGTCGGGCCGATCGGGAATGGGCTGCGCGGGCGGATTCGTATTGGACGGTGATGTCGTGAGAAAATGGAAGGTCCCGGACTGGGACAGCCCGCATATTCGGTCGATCAATCCGGCGGAGCAGAGTGCACGTTGGGGCTGGTATGACTCGACGCCCGGTTTCGCTCCCCGATACCGGAAGGTGGCGATTCCGGTGGGCGCGGTGGTCCGGGTGAAAGATCCGCAGTATCGGTCTGAGGGTTGGATCGGCCGGGTAACAGCGCACATGGTCGATCAGTCGGGGTTATTACGGTCTGTCGTTGGCGGAGTGTCTGGACACGGGCGGGTTCTTGAACAAGCGGGTCGGCCGGGTGGATCAGGTTGAGATCGTCCATTGCCTGATCCTGCCGCCCGCTCCGGAGGTGGGGTAGATGTGTCGTTGCGTGTGCGCTGCGCGTGAGCGTATCGAGATGTTGGACAATGGCGCGAGCATCTATATAGCGCCAGATTCCGACTATGCGGTGTCGCCTTACGAGGACGGCGATTACATGCACATGACGGCGGTAGTTCGCTCTGCCCGTGGCCGTTACGACACGTTCGAGTCGTGCGATACGGGGATGCCGATTCGCGCCGATGTGGTTGTGGACGCGTTGCGTGAGCACGATTGCCGAGTGGTTGTCCGGTGGCTGCGGTCAGTCTACGGGCTGACGGTGGTCGCCGACGGCGACGATATCTATTACTCGCGTGAACCGGTGTCGGATGTGCGATCGGAGATTGCGCTGTTGGATGCGTGGCGGCGGGGTGAGACGGGCGGATGGGTTGTGGAAGATTCCGCCGGGCGGGAGATCGGTTCTTGTTGGGGTTTCTACCTCACTGATTCGGAACGCGCATACATGGTCGAGCGGCCGCGCGAGGTCGCTCGGGCATTGAAGGCGGCGTAGCCCGCTGTTTTCCAGTGTCTGGGGAGCACTCATCTGCGGGTGAGTGTTGCCCGATCAACTGGAATTGGTTGATTTCGTAGTATGGGAGGGTTCTTTATGGGTTCCGATATCGAGGATCGTGGCGCTGTTGTTCGGGTGCTGCGTGGCCATTCGGATGCGGAGTCGGCGTTCGTGGTGGATGACTATCCGTACGGTTTCCGGCTGCGTTGCAAAATCCGTTATTGGATGGAGCAGGCCAGCAAGGGCCAGTACAAGGCGCACTGGCGGATGGTCACGCAGACGACCAATCCGAAGCGGCCGGGTGAGGTGTGGAACAAGCCGAAGGCCAGCCAGTACACGGGCTACGCGGTGCTGGTGCAGTACGAAAACGATCACGTGGGTCAGGTGGGCGTGAGTTTGTACATGTGGACTGACGATTGGATGCGTTTCTATCTGACGGGCGTGTGGCCGTTGATGAACGATGCCGAGCGTGGTCGGGTGGCGTTCATTCAGTCGCTGGCGGAACGTGGCTCGAAGGATTCGTGGGCTACGTGGTCGGCGCTGGTGCAGTCGCTTCCAACTACTGAGGAGCTGAGCTACGAATCGTGGCTGGAGCGAGGCATTGTCGACCACTACGGGCGACCGCCGTCGGAGCGGGAATTCAGTTTGGCGCTCGCGTATGTGCAGGCGGGCGGGCCGGTCTCGTTGTCGGGCAAGTGGTGGCAGCTGGATTCGGCGGCGGTTGTGGATCTCGATTGATTGTCCAGCATCCGGGGAGCGCTCACCTTCGCGGGGTGAGCGTTGCCCGGTCAACAGGGTGTTGATCAGTGTTGATATTCAAACTTGAGAAGGTGCAGATGACCACCGAAGAATTGGCTGCGGCTATCCGTTCGGGCGCGCATCCGAAGCTGACCGGCGACGAGTATGTCCGTCTGATTCTGGTCGGTCGACAGAGCGCGTACATTGCGGAGCATCCGCCCATCGTGCGCACTAAGTTTCCCGTCCCGCCGCTGTTGGAATGGTTCGTCAGTGGTGGGAAGCTCGGGCCGAAGGATAGCGACGACGAGGATCTCGTAGATATGTCCACGTTGGAGCCGGAACCGAAGCCGAAGCGGGAGCCGAAGCCTCGGGTGTACAAGTCGTCGGCGGTATTGAAGGAGGAGCGGGCGAAGTTGCAAAGCCAGCTCGATAGCTTGACGGGTGGGAACGATTCAGACGATGTCGCGTCGATCAATCTATCCCCGTTCAGTCGAAACCGGGCGGCCCGCACCGCAGGTAGACGGCGGTTCGAGAAGTTGGATCGCGACATTCAGAAGGGCGCGGCCTTGATTCGGAAGATCGAACAGTGGGATTGCAAGATCAGAGCCGCCGAAGCGCGAGAGGCGAAGGCCCGATAGGGCTGCCCCAGTATCCGGGGAGCGCTCACCGTGGGGTGAGCGTTGCCCGATCAACTGGAATCGTTGGTCAACCCCTGAAACTTGGGAGGTTTCATTATGCCGTTGTTTGGCATTGGCGATGCTGCATTGCGTATACCACGGATCACGTTGGAGGGCGTGTTGTTGGAGCAACGCTATCGGTGCATCGCGGATCGACACGAAGGGCACACGTACAACGTGGGGAGCGATAAGACGTGGTGTCACTGCGGCTATGTCGTACGGCCGGGCGATCACGGGTCCTACTCGAGTGCGTATGAGCGCGCCGAGGCCGACCGTGACCGGCGAGACGAGGTGGGCCGGAGCGCACGGTCCTATCTGTCTGCGGCACACAGGATCTCGGTGAACTGAGGGCGGCTATGTATTGGCGTTACGACTTGATGGTGTGCACGAATCCGGATGTAACGCCGGGTGCACACGATGGGTATTGCACGTTCGCGTTCCGGCGATCGGAGTGCGATTACGCCTACGTCAAGGCTTTCGAGCTGGCGTGCGCGGAGACACATGCGGTGGTGATGTGTTCCACCGGCAGCAGGATGGCTGTGCATCGCTCGTTTGAGCATGTGACAGGCGGGCGGCTGTGTGAGTGGTGCGGCAAGGGGCGTGGACCGCTGCTGAATCTGTCGTTTGGGCACCGTTTTCTGTGCGACTCGTGCCGCGCTGATGGCCTGCGTGACGAACGGGAGTTCGCGAAGCAGCACGGAATTACTCAGTCGTCGATCTACTTCCGGCCTGTGTTCATGCCGGGTGAGGACAAATGATGAGCAGTTGGATTGACGAGATCAACGACCAGCTCGAGCGGATGAAGTCGGCCGGGTCTGCGACAGCGGTGTTGGAGATCGTCGGTGCGGCGGCCGGGTCTGATGAAGGGTTCTTCGACGGCAGCGAGGAGAGCCTGTTGGATGCGCTGACGAAGGCTGGTTGGCGGGTTGTCTGGTCACGGGCGGCTTACAACTGGAAGGCGCAGGCACCGGACGGTTCTCGGTTGATATGTGTGGAGGGCGATCTGTACGCCGAACACGTGGGCAGCGGAAGTGGTTTGTACAGGCCAGAGTCTGCGCCGAAGTATGCAGCGAAGTTCGCGGCTGCGACTGTGTCGTACGAGCCGCCGCGATGGGAGGAGCCGACGGACGAGGCTTTCCGGCGGCGGTTCGCTCATTGCGTGTGTGTGCCGGATGCCCGTATGTATCCGTTGATCCGCGAAGCGTTCGAGAGGGAGTACGCCGAGAAGATCTCGGCGGCGAAAGCGGCGATGGGGACTGAAGGGTAGGGCTTGCACATCGGCCGTAGCGTTGTCTGCGGCCGTTGGGCGGAGGAACCACCTCCGATGCCTTATCTGAATATCGTTGCATTGGTGAGGCTCTGACGCTCCGGCGTCGGAGTCTCCGTTGTTTTCCCCGATCGGAGTAGTGGTGATGAGAAACCTGTCCAGAGATACCGGTGGTGGCCGGTTCACGTCGGCAGCGTTGCAAGCCTTGCTGTTTCTCGCCCGCGATCACGGCCTGACGTTGTGCATGTGGGTGGATATCGGCGGCGGGGTAACGGTGCGGCAGCCGTTGGCGGCATGCGGTTCCTTCGTGAGCGTGGAGTATGACGGCGAGCTGATCGAGGACATTCACCCCTCGCATGTCGTAGAAGTCCGCGTTCAATAGTCGAGTTGACACTCAAACATTGCCACCGTGGTGAGACCCTGACGCTTCGGCGTCGGGGCCTGTCTTGTATTGCAGGGAGTTTCGATGAATCAGGATGTACTGGATGTGCTGGAGCGGTCGCGGGTGCACGGGGTGGTGATCTGGCCTCTGGTGGCCGACATCATCGACTCGTTCCGCCTGGCCATGGCGACCGAGCAGGTCGATGCGGCGACGATCGACACGGTGGTGAAGACGGTCGCCGACTACGCCACCAACAATTACGACGACTAGGGACGCGCCGCCATGACGGTGTCGCCGTCCGAGGTTTCCGACGAGCAGGTGTGTTCTGTGTGTGAGGAGCCCGAAGCCGAACGCGAGTGCGCAATCTCCGAATGTGGTCATTGCAGGCGGTATGTCTGTGAGGCGTGCGATGCGGGTTACGAATTCGATTGGGGCGCATTGTGTCCGCGATGCGCGAAACAGGGCAAGACGTTGCCCGGCGTGAAGGAGCGGTACTGAAAATGGATCGTATTGACCTGTTGGTGGGTGATCAGGTCCGGCTGACGATGCCGTGGTCGGAAGTGGTGATGCATCTGCGTCTGGCTGACCAGGCCGTGGAGATCGAGGTATTGGACGGCGGGATGGCTCAGATCTGGCGGGACGGTCGGACGGTGAGCTTCCCGGTCACCTGGGGCGAAGCCGGAATCTACAGCGGAGGAACATCCGGCCCCTATACGTATGGCGGGCAGCTGGTCGACGGCCCGAGCCGCAGTGGAGGTGGACAGTGAGCGACAACGAAAAACTGGGCAGGGCGGGCGCGAGGGCGTACACCGGCGTCCTCGGCCGGTGGGGTGGCGACTATCTGCGCACCGTGACGCCGTGCTGCGGGGCCGGAGTACGGATCTACCGGCACAACGAGGAACACAAGGACTGCCCCGACTGCCTGTGGTGCTATATACGTGCGTCTGGCAACTCGATACCGACCACATCGAATGGACCAGTCGCGGATACGGACGCGACCGGACACCCAGGCGCAAGCGCTGATAGGGCCGCCGCGCCCGACCGGAATGAATATTGTTCTATCAGCGAGACTCCCACGCTTCGGCGTGGGGGTCTCTTTGTGTTGCAAGGAGTTTCGTAATGGCAGAGGTGAGTGTCGTCCTGGAGTGGTTTCGTCGCAGTGAACGCGACGAGGTCGCGGTGAGCGGGGACTATACGGCGACGGTGACGTCCCGGCTGGGTGGGGGTAATCCTCGTGGTCAGTTCTGGGTGGTGTCGGCGGCGGCGGATGTGGTATTCGGCCGCGGTTACGAGTCGAGTTTCGCGGCGGCGGAGTCGGCGGTCCAGGCAGCCATCACCACCGACCGCGCGGTGCTGGCCGGTCGCGGTTCGCGGACACGGTGCGATGTTGCGCTGGACAGAGCTGGCGCGGCGTATGCCCGCTGGATCATGGCGCTCCGGTCGCGTACCGAGTCGTGGGATCACGCGGAAATGTTCGACCATTTCGAAGCGAAGAAGACCGCCGTCGAGCATATGTGCCGGGTCAACGGCGAGAGCATAGACGCCGCGACGGACGCGGAGTTGGCCGATCTGGGCATGCAACGAATTCCCTGGCGCCCAACAGATCTGACGGATTATCAGCGGGCGTGGATCGATCAGCATATCGCCGAACGCGCGGTGGAATCCCTGGTGCAGCAGGCCCTGCGTTCCGCGGCCGGTGGTGTCTAATGCCCGAGGTTGCTGAGGTGCGTGTGCTGTTCGTGTACACGCCGCAGTTCGAGCCCGACCCGGTAACGGCCGTATTCGTGGATGAGCCGTGGACCCACGGATGCGTCGGACGGTCGGCTGATGTCGTATGCGCACCACGGTCAGCACGCCAGCGCGGATCGGGAATGGGTCGCGGGTCAGCGTCCGGCGACGATGGCCGAGTACTCGGAGTTGACGCGGGAATTGTTCCGGGTCGGGTATCGACCGCTGGTGGTCGATACGTTCGAGGAATGCGAGTGTCTGATGGCTGATTCAAGTTGCGGGGCATCTGATGTGCGGGGACTCAAAAGGGGACACTGGGGCCTGCCAAGGAGAGCGAAGTTTCTACAATGAAACCGAATTTGGATAGGCGCGCACAAGAATTGTTCAAAGAAGCGTGCGAACCGATGGACAGATTTTCCTCTGGCCGAAACTGGCACGAATGCGACGAATGGGTTCGTCGCATGTGGCGAGAGATCGCGGCCGGAACCTATGTATCACTACAGTATCCCGAAATAGAAAATCACGTACCCTCACCTGGGAAAGAGGGGACGAAATGACTACAGCCCTCACGTTGTTCGCGAGCAGGTGTTTTCGCTGTGGGGTCTGCCGGATCTACTGTCCGACTTCTAGATTCGGCTGATCCGGCGCTGCTGCTGGTCGAGTTCCGGGATTCGCCGCAGGGTGGTCTGGAGTTGTGGTGTCGGCTCGCTGGGCATCGCGTGACCGATGTCGAGGCTGGCGATCATGTGGGTTTGCTGCAGTCGATCGCTGTTGATCATTTCACGATGTGTTCCGCGCAGTGCGCGGCTGGTTAGGAGATTGTTGTTGTGTCTGATTTCGTTTTCCCTGAGTTCGCTGATCGGGTTCACGCGGTCGCGGATTGGTCGGGGGTGCGGATATGGGTTTTCTACGGTCCGGGAGCGTCCTTCGCGCCCCAAGAGCTGACGGATCTGCTGCGGCTGGAGGAGGGGTTGTTTCCGCTGGCCGCCCAGATGTGGGCCGAATTCGCCGAACCCGAGCGCGTGGAGGAATCGATCGGGTTGCTGACCTCGGTCACCGCCTCCACCGTGAACGACTGGCGAGGATGGACCCAAGCGATACTGGTGTGGGACGGCTCGGGAATGTTCGCACCCGGCGCAGGCGGCGGCATCGTCCGGACCATAGAGGCACCCCGTAGGGATGCGACCGCGCCGATGTCCGGGCGTGCCGACAGGGGGCTGAGCCTGCTGTCGTTCACCCCGGACGACACCACACCGGCCAAGGCGACCGAGGCGGCCGAGGGGATCGGTTCGTCGGAGGCTCACGATGGGTGAGGTCGTCGGCGGGCGAATCCTGCGGGTGTTTCGTGACTGCTTCGATGAAGCGTCGGCCGTCGAGACGGCGGGATGTGTGGGCGGCACCCAGGAGGGTGTGTGGGCGGCCCGGCACTGGCTACAACACGACCCGGACCCCGCCCCGCACGGCCGGGTGCGCGACGTGGTCCGCAGCACCCAGCTCCCCCGCCACGGCCAACGCCTGACCTGGCAACCACCGGCCTACGGGCCGTGGCACCACATCCTGCTCCTCGTCGAGAAAGCCAACGGCACCGTCACCACCCGGTCGCTCGGCCGATCGATCTCGGTGTGGGCGTGGGTCGAGCTGCACGCCACCGGGATATGGCCGCTCCTGCACCCACCGGAGCGGGCCAGGATCGGGGAAGCGGTACAGGCCCACATGGACCGCTACATCGACCAGCGGGACTGGTGGCTGGAACTGATCGAGGTCGTCCGGGAGTTGGGGGTCGAGTCACTGGAACAGTTCCGCGCCCGGGTCACCCGCAGTTACCTCGATGTCGACGATCCCGATCCTGACTACGTGTATCTGCGGATGGGCGACAACGTGGTGAACGCGGTCGACGAGTACATGTTCGACATGACCGCCGCCTACATCCGCGACAGCGGACCAGACCTCCGCGAAACCGCATGGTGGACATAATGAACCGGCGACAACGCCACGTGTTGCCTATCGAGTCGCGGGATCACCGGTCGCCCCAGCGGGGCTGAACTCGAAGGGTGTCGTCGCAGGCTTTGCCACTACCGAATGTCGGTGGCGGGTGGTTCGATTCCACCGACGACACGGCACAGTCCGCCACCCGGGCGGGCTGCTTGTTATGGAGGGAAACGACACGATGAGTGACTTCACCATCGGCGACATGGACGAGCGGGAGATCGCGACCGATCTCGCCCGCGTGATCGACGGCACGACTTTCGAGCAGGTCACCTACGAGGCCGAGGAGAAGGACCTGTCCATCATCGTGACGGCGACGGTCGGCAACGAAACCAAGACGTTCGAGCTGAGCGTGGCCGAGATCCACGACTAACATCCACCAGCCGATCGGAGGGAGGCGGCATGGCATCCGACAACAGCGAGGCCGGGCGGCCGGTCACCGGGTATCGGCCGCTCACCGATCTCCAGCGGGAGGCGCTGCGCCGCCTGTACGTGCAAGGCGGCGACGGCCAGGTGTGGGACCGGCTCGGCGTGACCAAACGCGAGATGCTGGCCCTTGAGCGCCGCGGTCTGTGCACGGTCACCGACACCGTGGGCCTCGATGGCTGGAACACCGGTTTCAGCAACCGGTACACCGCGAAACGAATGTGGTACGCCAAGATCACCGCCGCCGGGCGCGAGCTGGCGGAGATGCAGGCGAAGGCCGACACGCTGGCCTACATCGACAGCCAGCTCGAGTCACAAGCCCTGGCCGAGTTCGACACCGACGCCATCCTCTGCGACCTTCGGCACCAGACCGGAACCTACGACTACCGCACGCTTCCGCACCTGGATTTCCTGCGGCTCGTCGGCAGCTACAACCGCGAGGTGAAGGCCCAGCGCAGGGCGCAGGAAGCGTGAAACCATTCATTCGCCGGGACATCCGGGCTACCAGCCGTCGTCGGCTGGCCGAGGAGGACTGATCGTGTACCCATATGTGAGGGGCCTGTACCAGCCGCAGCCTGCCGCGTTCGGTTGGGTGGTCACCAAGGATCTAGTGAGCGAGGACTCGCAGGAGAACTGGGTCGGCGCGGCTGGGCCGAGTGTGATCGGGGGTTCAGCGATCGTGGCTCAGGTGGAACGCGCCCGAACAGGGCAGCAGGTAGCCACCGGTTACGAGAAACATCACTGGGCGCTCTACGACGACGACGGCAATCCCGGGCTGGAAGGCTACGCGGTATGGGAGTCGGCCCGATTCGCTGAGGACGGGGACTGTGAGGATTTGTTCGAGTCCGCTCTGATGTCACCACTCGGCGATCTCGGCGAAGCCGTATTCGGTGCGACCAAGGTCCGTTACACAGGCCATCCCGAATGGGATATCGGCTAAGGTTCATCTTCGTTGGCCCGCACCGTTTCGGTGTGGGCCTTTTCGTTTACAAGGGCACGACTCGGACCGGATTCTCTCCCGTCCGGGTCCGGATTTCTATTGTTGCAGAAAGGATTTGAGTTCGATGGCGAAGACTTCACGTGACGTGCTGTACGACATCGCACAACAGAAGCGGGTGACACGTAACCAGGTGAACACTCTGATCGCGGACACCCACTCGTGGGAAGAGAACGCCGACACGTGGAAAGAGCCCTTCGACGCCCTCGCCGACCTCGAGGTCCCCGATGACGTGAACACCGACGGCCTGGACGACATTCACGTCGACGACCAATCGTTCGAGGATGTCGCCGAAACGCTCACGCAGGTGAGTGGCGTTAAACAGGCCGCGACGACGATCAGGGACACGCTGGCCGAGATCGAGGGCCTGTGCTTCGATTTCCGCGAGCACGCCGAGGTGTGGGTGGACGAAGACGCCGATCGGGAGGACCGTGCGGAAGCGAAGGAGCAATTGCAGGGCGCGGCCGAGAGCCTGAACGAGAAGCTGTCGGAACTGGACAGCTACAACATCGATCTGGGGACGGCACGGTGATGACCCCGGCAGAGTTCGTCCGGGCGCACAGCCTGGTGCCGGAGCGGGAGGCGCACCGGATTCAGGACCTGATCACCGAGACGGCATCGCTGCGTCAGGTCGGGTCCGCTGCGAAAGATCTTGTGGCGGAGGTCTTTCGACGGCGCGGGCTGACGGTGTGGGCGGCGTTCGCCATGCTCGGCTCGTCCACGCGGGAGGAGGAAGGTCGTGGCTGAGCTGGCATTGCACGAGATCGTTCAGGACGACCTGTCCCGATCGGTCTTCTTCGATCGCAATCCCGGCGCGGAGGTCCTGCGACCGTTGGTGGATTTGATGGCCCAGTACGGGGACGACTTGTGGCATGGGCTGTTCCTCGAACTGGCGGACAAGAAGCTCCACGCCAAGCAGTGGGCCGAGGCGGCGTTCGATGCCGAAGAGCCGGTGGAGATCATGCCGAACAGTACGTCGCGGTTTCTGCGGGAGACCGATCAGATCCACGCCAGCGCGGTCGATCGTGTCGAGACAGCGCGGGCGGCGCTGGATCTCATCCTGCACGGCCCGAACGAGGACCAGGAGTAAGGCAGGTAATTCGCGTGTTGCCGCGCCCTGCGAGAGATTCTCTCTCGCAGGGCTTTTCGTGTTCTGGGAGAGGTTTCGCATTGAGTTGGTATCTGGTTGGCGTTCATGCGCGGCGGGCGGCACGGGCCCGGCACGAGGCACTGCTCCAGACGATGGACGGCCACCGCGCACTCGCCTTGCTGGAGCAGGCCGCGCAGGTTCACTACCGCGATGTCGCGGCGTGGACGACGTGGAAGGAGATCTTCGAATTGACCGATCAGGAAAGAGCGGCGCTGGTGTGCGCCGAGATCGAACGGCACACAGCGAAACGGGTTCGGGCATATGTGCATTGACTGGCCCGGTGCCGCGTATCGGACATCCGCCGCCCTCACCCGCTCGTGAGTCGCCGTGACGGTTGGGGTAAGAACTCGTGGAGCGACCCCACCTTCTGGTGTTACAGCTGCTTCTTGTGTAAACGCCGAGGCACCCGCGGATTCGAGCCCGCACCCGGCGAACACCCCGCCAGCATGAGCGGGCTCGTCTGCTGCGTCAACAAGAATCGCTGCTTCGATCGCTGGGAAGAATACATCCGGGTCCGTGACGCGCTCCCGCCCGGAACCATCGACCTCGACAACGCTGACGCCGCGGACTCACCGCGTCGCAGATCCAGGAGCACACGAACCCGAACGCACCGGCCTGTCGAGCCGATCGGCATCAGCGACAATACGGTGCCGTCACGCTCGAGACCGAACCCGTTACGGGAGAAGCGAAATCAGAAGTGCTGGCTGTGCGAACAACGCCGCAGCTGCATCCTCGCCGAACGGGGTTGGGAATGCCGCACCTGCCGCAAGATCCGCTGACCGGCACATCGCTTAGATCGCCGAAATACCGACCGATCACATACCCGCCGGGCCTGATCAATGAGAGGAATGTGACTGTGCGCGTTCTGATTACACCGAGCACTCAGGAAGGGTTATGACCATTCAGTTCGGGCCGCCTATCGACCTGGCTGACCTGCCGAACTTCGGGCGTACGGATATGCGTGCCCGTCGTCCGGTGTTCGTCGGCAGGTGCTCCACCAAGGACAATCAGAATCCCGCCTCGTCGCTGCCACGACAGGTGGTCCTCGCCTCGGCGCGGCTGGAGGCGGGCGAGGAGTTCGCCGGGTATTACTGGGATGTTGAGTCCGGGATGTTGCCGCCGCAGCTGCGCAGCCTCGCGCCGCGAGAGATGTATGAGGCGCTTGGTGTGCCGCTTCCTCGCGACGGTGGGCTGCAAGATCTCGTGGATAGGGCGGAGCAGCTGGGCGTCACTCATGCGCTGGCCGAGCGTTCGGACCGGGTGGCGCGTTTCATGCTGACGAGCCTCACCGTCGAGCACGAGTTGGCCAAGGCCGGGGTGGAGGTGGTGTACGCCAACGAACCAGTCGGCGGCACCGAATCCGGGCGGCTGCGCACTCGCCGTCAGGGCCAGGTCGATGCGGAGATCTACCGGGCCACGCTGATGGAGATGTCGATGGGTGGGCAGATTCAGCACGTCATCGGTGGCTGGAACCACGGATATCCGCCCTATCCCTACATCGCGGTGATCGACGAGACCGCGCCGGTGGCGGCGCGGGGACGGTTCGGTGCGATGCGGCCGAAGCGGGAAACTCGCTCCCCATCCCGACTCGCGCCGGTTCGACGCAGCCCGGGAGTTGTGTCGCCTGCGACGGGAGGAGCACCTGAAGTCGGCGGACATCATCGCCCTCCTGGCTGCGGAGCCCGACCGGTACCCGATCGAGGGCCGGTGGACGCATAACCTGGTCGAGGGCCTGGCCGCAAACCCTAAACTCACCGGCTACCAGGTGTACAACCGGCGCGCGACCCGCACCGGCCGACCCGGGTACTCCCGGTGGAATCCGGTGTCGGAGTGGGTATGGTCGCCGGAGGTCGTGCACGAGCCGGTGGTCAGCTTGCAGGAATGGAAGCAGACTCAGGAGGTCACCGCGGCGCTGCGAGCGGGGTCGCAGGAGGGCTCGCTGTCACGTATCCGCGCCACGGCCCGTCTGCGGGGCTCACTGTCACCGCTGTCAGCAGCAGCGAGACGCACACGCTGTATCGGATCGGGAATCGGAAGATGGTGTTGCCCAACCCTATCCCGGACGTGGTCGTGCAACAGGTCATCGCCGACATGGCGAGTACGACGTGAGCGAGAGCATCGAGTGCCAGGCCACCAGGCGCGGCCGGGCTTGGGTGGCGCACGTTCCCAAGTACGGAGTGTACGGGTACGGGCGGACGCTGAAGGCGGTGCGCGAGAACATCGTCGACGGACTTGCCTACGTCGGTGTGACCGCAGAGGTCGCTGTCATCGCGGTGACACCGGAACTAGAGCGCCTGCGGTCCGTCGAGGCCGCCTACAAGACGGCCTTGCGCGAGGCGGTGGCTGCCTTGGCACTGCGCTCGATTACACCGAGGGATATCGCCCTGGCAACAGGAACGCCGACCAAACGAGTACAGACGCTTGTGGCCGAGCGGGCGGCGCATCCGGCGAGCCTCGATCCGGCGTCGATCCCGGACGGGCCAGAACGCTGAGGTTCAACTCGTCCACCGGGCGGAATGATCGGGTTCACCGCTCCGAAGCGATGGAATCGGAATCAGCAGTACGGCACGCCGGACATTCGCCGGAGCCTTGGCAGTTCTCGCACTCGTCGCCGTCCGGGTCACAGCCGGTGCCCTCACAGTCGCCACATTCACCCGTGCCTGCGCAGTCGGAACACGTGTCGGTGTCCTCACCAAGGTGCACGGCGTGGTCTGGGATGTCACCGACGAGGGCCATGGCTGCGGCGAGGGCGGCCTCGACATCGAGGCTCAGTTCCCGCCAGGCGGTGCGAGCGTTTCGCTGCCGGGCGGTGATGTAGGTGTCCGGATCGGGGCGGCGGGTTCCACCCGTCTGGATCTCATCGGCCCACCGGTGCGCCTCAGCGCGGAAAGCAGTATCGGTGATCGGCCGCAGAGACAGGAAGGAGTTCCAGCCGACCGCCGCGTGAAGCGCGTGGCTGTAGGTGTAGAGCCGGTGAGCGTATGCCGCGATCGTGTCGGCGAGATCGGACAGGGCTGCGTTGCACGCCATTCGGTAGGCGTCGCTGACATCCAACGGCGCATCCCGCGAGCTGAGCAAGCGGGCGCAACGTTGCCCGACCTGCCGTGCTTCGCTGGTCAGCGTGGGGTCGGTGTCGAGGGGCACAGCAGCGAGTATGTGCCGCCGTCACCCGCTGGACAACCACAGCTCACACCGAGCCGCAAGAGTCGAAACGTAGTGCTGGCGAACGTAACTCGACACGGAATCGGCGATAAAGCAAGCCATCGGTCGGTGTTGGACTGGCGAATGCGCCGGGGGCGCTGCGTGGCGGTGTGAATCGCACACATAATCGCCTCCGGCGTCGCCACTCGAATTGTTATCCGATAGTGACCAACAGGATTACTGGGCCGCAGCGCGGGGGGCGGCGAGCAGGTTGGTCGCGCCGGGGAACTGGTAGTAGGCGGGGCCGATCGCGTCGGTGGTGGTCATTTGCGGTCCTTGTGGTGGTTGTGGGTGGCGATGATCTGGCGGGAGTAGGCGAGGGCGGCGTAGGCGACGTGGGCTCCGACATCAGGGCGTGCGTCGTCGCGCAGCAGCCGGGCGGCGGCGAGGATCTCGCCGAAATCGCTGGTGGTGTAGTCGATGTGGATGCGACGGTTCGTCGGCTGGCTGGGGGCGGTGGCGGTGTGGGTGTCGCTCAGCATCCCAGGGTAGGCGGTGCGTGGGCGCTGCTGGTCGTCGCCGGGTGCCGTCATCGCCTGCTTCATGTCGGTCGCGTGGATACGGAAGGCCGTCTCGCTCGCGGCGGCCACATCGTGCGCCTTGCGGACTTCGTCGACGAGGGTCTGTGTCACGGCCGTGAGGTCGTGCAGGCTGGTGAGCAGTGTGGGGGCCACGTCGCGGTCGAGGGTCACCCTCGTCTGGTTGCTTGCGACGCTCTGTGCGGCCAGTCCGGCGAGCCAGGCAGAGGCACGGGTCGCGATCAGCCATTTCGGTAGTGCTGCAACGTTTTTCATAGCGGCCTCAACCGGGACAATTCTCCATGGGGACCATTGGTGGACGATGTGCATTACGCGGCCTGCACTACTTGTGCCGAGAGGCCCTTGGTGTAGCGCCAGATGGTGCGCTGGCTGACGTTGTATTCGACGGCGAGTGCGGCGACTCCCCCGTGTCCGATCGTTTCGCAGTTCTTCAGGTACTTGGTTCGTACCTCGTCCGACTCGGCCGGACTGAGAAGCGGTTCCTGCGGCGGGCGGCGCATCCCTTTCGAGATACGCAGTTGCATACGCTCTTTCGCGGTTTGGCCGCCCCAGATCCCTTCGTCGCAGAAGTTGGCGAGAGCATGGTCGAGGCATTCGCTGGTGACCGGGCAGGTTTTGCAGATCGCGATGGCGCGTTCGGCGTCGCGGCGCTGGCTCTGGCGCGGGAAGAACGGGTCGATCTCCTGCTCGTCCAGATACTCGGTCAGCGATTCCGGGACGATGTACACGACGCGCCCGATGACGGTGCTGCGCAGGCTTCCCCGCCGTCGCATCCCGTGCACAGCATGACGGCCGACGCCGAGGATCTCGCAGACTTCTTCGACTTGCAGTCCACGGCCTTCGGCTTCAGCCACGGCGGTGTAATGCTTGGCGAGCCGCAGGGGGTCGAGGTGCTCTCCTTCGGCGCAGGCGGCTCGGCTTACCCAGTCGTATTGGGCGGTTCCCATGTCGGTTTCCAATCATTCGGCCGAGCAGGTGGTAGGGGCCGACGCGCGGCGCGGCGACGCCCTACGCTTCGTCGGCGTTGGTCATCTCTCGATGTCGATGTCGGTGTCGTTCGGGAGGACGACGCGCAGTGGCCCGTGTGTGTAGCGGACTGTCGCCACGATGTAGGAATTCATGTATTCGATGTCGAGCAGGGTTCCGCGTTTGCGTTTGCTCCCTGCTCCGGTGACAAGTGTCATTCCTATGTGGTCGTAGTTGAGGTGCGCGGATTTCACGGCAGGTGCTCGTCAATGAGGTCGAGTACACCGTCGATGGCGAGGACTGATATTCCGAGATCGTCGGCGCCTTCGACGATGTGCTGAACGAGTTGCTCGAGGAGTTGTGTGAGTACTTCTTGTGGCTGATTGTCGAGGTACGTGATTCGTGACAGCAGGTGTTTGGTGCTGAGCATGTCGGCTACCATTCGGCTTGGCGGGAGCGGATTTCGTCGAGTCCGATGCGGTATTCGCGGTGAATCGTTCGGCCTCGGTTGCGCAGGCGGATGTAGACGGTGCCGTTGCGGCTGATGTCGGGCGAGCCGCTCCAGGTCCGTTCGAGGTCTTTCGGGTGGTCGGCGAGGTCTTCGCCGAGACGCTCGCGGAGGATCACGGCGAGTGTCGCGATGTCGTCCACGGCGTTTCTGTGATGCGATCCGATCCGGACGAGTGTTCGAGCGGGGCCGATCGAGATCGCGGTCCAGTGGTTCGCGGGCTGCCGGATTTCGAATTTGGGCGCGGTGAGTACGGCTGTCATGGGTGCTCGAATCCTGTCGGTGAGATCAGATTTGAGTGAGGGCCACCATTCCCCCGATGAAAAGGACTGCGGCGGAGGCTATTTGAGCCCGGTAGCGCATGGCTGTATACCGCCGATTCGTCGTGTAGTCACGACCGGCGTCGACGATTAAGAGGTATGCGAGGGCTGTGAGTATCGCCCAGCATGTCATCGAGTGGGGAGTCCCGCCCGGACGTACCTGGTGCGGATTCGGGGGGCGATCAGGCTCCGTGTCGCGGCTGTCGCCTCGCGCCACAGGATCATGAACGGATCGTGGTCAAGTTCGATGACGACAAGCGGTGCCGTCTTCGTGCCACGGTCTTTTCTTGCCTGGCTCGTGTATTTACTGTGGGCTGCAAGGCATTCCGCACAGGCTTTCTCGGCGTTGCGTCGATGCCGAGCGTATCCTGCTGGGGTGCCTCGCCTTTCCCGGCAAGCGTGTGACGCTTGCCCGGGGCCGGGGGTTGTTGGCATGGATTGAAATGTAATCAAGATGTTCATCGAGTGCAAGACGGTGAACATCTCGTGTGGTTCAGATCACTTCGTTGGCCGCAGCCTGGTCGACGCCCTCACTGGCCTTCACCTCGGGCCACTGCGTGACGGGGAACTGTTCAGCTATCTGTCGGATAGTGTCCGGGTCGACGTACCGACCGCCGCTCCGGCGTGCCCGTTCCTCATTGTTATCGAGGCACTGTTCAAGCTTGGTTTTGATGTCGAGCACCTGGAAGTCAGCCCCGAGTTCTGCCGCAAGATCAGCCCACCGCCGGGCGTGTGCCAAGCGCAGGTTCGTGTCATCCACGATCACCGAGCGTCCGGCCGCGATCAGTGCACGCACGGCCGCCTCCTGGACGCGGGTGATCAGCTGTTCCTGCTCGCCGGTGAGGATGCCGGAGCGGTTGAAAAGGCTGGCACGCAGGTCATCTCGGCTCGGCCCCTTCACGCGTCCCTCGGCCTGTTCCACCCAGGTTCGAGCGCGGGTGGTCTTACCGCTGCCGGGCCAGCCACGCGTGATGACGAGTTCGGTCATGATGCTGCTCCGATACATGCCAGTACTGATGATGTGAACGGATTCGGCTGTGTACGTGGCGATTTGGATGTGGACGCCGGATGGTTCGTCTGGTTCGGCGATTCTCTTGGCCAGCGGCATCGCCACAACCTGGCTGTCGTCGCGGTAGGCGATGCCGTCGATGGCATCGGCTACCGCGCGAGCCAGCTTCTCGATATCGGGGCGCTTCGTCGCCGGAGGCGTCGGCCGGGTCTTGGGTGTGGATTTCGGGCGCGGCAAGACGAACTCCATGCCGAGCACCACAGGACCCTCGTACAGCGGCACCCCGGCCGTACGAGCCGCGGCGTTGACCGTCTCCCGCCAGGGCTTGAGCCGGGGGGACGACTCGATCATCCGACCGTTGCCGACGTGCCTCTTACTGCCTTGCGGAGCCGGGACACCGGGCACGAACAAGGTGGTCACCACGGCTTCAGGTCCCCATCCGCGATACGTTCCAGCCGTCGCAATGCCCGCTTGTAGTAGTCGGTGCCCGGCATTTCCGGTACCGGTACTCCGGCCCACACCATGCCGCGAGGCTCGAAAGTCAATGCGTACGTGGCGCATTCACGTGCGACCTTGCAGCCGGTGCAGGCGAGCACTACCTCCGTTTGTTGCGCGCCACCTCGGTTGTCCGATTCCCATTGCGCCCATTCCTCGGGCGTTGATGCGGTCCGGCACTTGGCCAGCCGCATCCAATCACGTTCCCTGTCACCCAACCCCAACACCAAACCCTTGTATTCAGTTGTGCCCCAGAACTACTCGGGGAATCCCTCGTCGATCAATCGTGCGAGTTCCTCGGTGTATGTCCGGCCACCGGGCCAGATCCGCCGAGACCCGTAGCAGGTGTGCTCGCCACGCACCGCGTAGTTGAGCGCCTCGTCGACCCAGGCGGCAACATCGTCAGTCACCCCCCGCAGGAACCATCGCTGCATCGTTTCGGCGTTCGTCCTCTCCACAAGTTGCCGTCCCCACCACACCGGGTCCGCAACGCTGAATGCTGCTGTCAGGTCGGCGAACCCGCGCAGCGGGCTGGAACCGGGAAGCGAGCAGATCGGGTCACGCGGTTGCGCAACCTCCCAAATCGGGAAGCCGTCCGGCCACGGGCCGTGCTCACCCGCGATGCCGTAACCGGAATTGCTGCCGTCGATCGACACCCAGCCCTGCGCCCGCATGGGGTTCGCGATCAACCCGACGAACGCAACCTCCACATCCGGGTAATCGCCCCGCACCATGCCTTCCAGCAACCGGGAAACCACCGTAGACCCCTGCGAATACCCAAGCAGACCAACGAGATTCGTCGTGCTGCGAATCTCGGCCAGCAACGCTTCCACGCCCTGATCGACAGACCGCACATAATCCAGACCGAGCACACTGTCGCCACCGACCGGGCCGTAGGACGCCGGATAGGCCACGTTCCACGTAGCGAACCGGCGCTCGTCGAGGTGCTTGGCCACCTCGGCGAGCATCCCCACGGGCCGGTCGCTACCCCGCGGCGCGTGCTCCCCGGTGCCTGGAACGCACAGAACGTCGATCATTCGAACCTCACCCGGCCCTCAGCCAGGGCCGCCCGCAGCCGCCCGCGGGCATCCACGTTCCCGGGGTCGAGATAGGTGAGGCCGAGCAGGCGGTTCAGATCGGAGGTGAGCTGCTCGGGCGAGCGGGCCTTCCCGAGCGCGATCTTCACGGCTATAGCAGCGCGGCCGACCTCGATCATCTGGTCGAGATCGTTCTCCGGGACGCGGGGACCGCCGTCCGGGCCGTTCTTGATTCGCCAGATGGCGGTGCCGGGAGTCTTCTCGACCTCGGGCAGCTCCACCACCACGGCGTCGCGGATCGCGCGGAACGGGCCGCATTCGATATAGGGCGCGCCGGTCAGGACGCCGTACTGGTCGCCGTCGTCGTCGGTGGCACTGATGACGAACACTCGCCGGTCATCAGACTGGTACGGGTTCTCGCCGATCCTGACGAGCGTGAATTTCAAGTCATCCATTATTCAGTTGTCCCTGGTTCTCAGAAGGGGGTTTCCATTGCGGTAGCGCCGCCCGGCGTGCTCCACACCTCACCGCCGCCCGCAGCGGTACGAATACCGTTTCCGTCTCCGGAATTCCGGGTGATCGTCGCGGTTGCGAACATCAGGGATGGACCGATATCGACCATTTCCATTTCGATGACCATGCGCTTTTCGCCGTCTTTCTCGTAGCTGCGCTGCTTGAGATGACCGGTCACGATGACACGGGAGCCTTTGGACAGGCTATCTGCTACGTTCTCTGCAAGCCTCCGCCGCACAACGCCGCGCAGGAAAAGCGTTTCACCGTCCTTCCACTCGTTGGTGTTCTTGTCGAACACGCGAGGCGTGGAGGCAACGGTGAGGTTCAAGAAGGCCGTTCCACCTGCTGTGAAGCCGAGTTCGACATCGTGGGTGATGTTGCCCACAATGGTGAGTGGTGTTTCTCCAACCATAATCTCGTTCCTCTATTCAGTTTTCTGTTCACCGGTCGATGGCGACGGTCTACATCATAAGGCCGGGTGCCGCGAAGAACCCGCCTATGGTTCCTTATGAATTGCGCCTGTATGTGGTTGTCGGAACGTTATCCGATTCGTGCCATATGCCCGCGCCAGGGCAGTGTGACGACCGCGCCGTGCGGGCCGGTGCGATTTTTGCCGAGGCGGATTTCCACATCACCAGTAGGTTCGCCGTTGATCTTCGGGTGATGCAGCAGACACACCACATCCGCGTTCTGTTCGATGTCGCCGGATTCTTTCAGGTCGCTGGCGACGGGCGGCCGGTTCTCCTGCTCGGTCCCCCGGTTCAATTGGCACGCGAGCAACACCACGATGTCCAAGTCCTTGGCCATGACGCTGCACTGCCAGCTGGCGTGACCGATCGCCTCCCGGCGTGACAACCCGTTCCGCGACTGCTTGATGAGGCCGATGTGGTCGATCACCAACAGCCCCAACCCAACCGCCTGCTGCATCTGCTCGGCGTAGGCGCGGATCTGCTCAATCGTCAGGCTGGTTTTGTCCAGCATCCACAGGTTCGTCGAGTCCGGCCGATCCGACTCCATGTAGTCCTGGACACGGCGAGCGTGATTCGAGTCCAGCTGGCGGCGGGTGATCTGCCCGTAGTGGGCTTGCGAGCCCGCCGCTACGAGCCGCGACGCCATCTCGAGGTCGGGCATTTCCAGGCTCACCACGAGTGTAGGGGCGTGCCTCTCGGCCACGTGCTGCGCAATGTTCAACGCCGACACCGTCTTTCCCGCACCCGGACGGCCAGCGAAAATATAGGTACGGCGCGGATGCAGGCCACCCGCCAGGTGATCGTCCAGCGCCGCCCACGGTGTGGAGAACACACGCCGCTCCGATGCCGGGGTGTGCAGCCACTGCCACCAGTCCCCCAGTACCTCCGAGAAGCTGCGCACCCCGTCGGGCATCGGCAACCGCATCGGCCGGAGTTCGCCGAGTTCGAGCCCGGCAGCGATATGGTCCGCCGCGTCCTTGCCCACGGCCGGTTCCACGATCCCCGCATCGCAGATGTCACGGACGAGCGCGAAAACCCTTTGCGCGTGCGTTAATCCGGGTTCGTCCATGTCGCGGACCACCAGCACCGGCCGCCCGGCGAGCGGCGTCCAGTCGAACCGTGCCGGGTCGGTGTTCGCGCCTTGCGGCGGTGATACGGCCGCAACGCCGATCGCCTGGAAGGCGCGGACATCTTTCTCGCCTTCGACGACCGCGACCGGGACGTTCACATCGTCCGGGATCGTTTCGACACCGAAAAGTGCTGTGCCCGTTTTGTTTCCACCTTGGGCGAAGCGTTTCTTTCCGGTGTTCTTGTCGTAGAAGCGGATGACGCGTCGACCGTCGCTGTAGCCGTACTCGGTCCGGTCAGTGTCGAACAGGTCGGCCATCGACAGGCCGATCCGCGACAGTACCTCGTCGCGGTCGCCGTTGTGCACCCACAGCAGTACCCCGTCCGCGACCCTGCGGAAGGTTGTGCCGCGGTCGCCGGGGCTGTGACCGGGAGTCTGCGCGCAGCCGTGGTCGCCCTTGTCGTCGACCACGACCCCGGCTCCGCGCAGCGCCGACACCAGCCGCTCGTACGCGGAGGGGAATTCCATTCCGGGTCAGCCGATCGGCACATCGACAAGGCGGGAGCAGCTGGCCGCACCCGTGCCGACACCGATCGTATTGCGGATGAACTCCACGCCACTTGGCCGTACGTAGGTGGTGTAGCCACGCTCGGTGCCGTCCTTGGCATACGCCACGATCTTGAAATGCTTCATGTGCCTACGCAGTGGCACATTCCACATGTTCGGCTGACTCGACAAAACACCGACTTCACGCAATCGCTTCAGCATCGTATTGCGACCCCACCCGAGCATGTCGGCGACCACCGCCATGCCGTAGGTCCCGTCCGCCCCGAGGAATTCCTCGAAGGCCGCCACCTTCGGCGCGTCGATCGCGATCTTCGCGTCTCGGGCGGCGATCCGTGCTTTCTGTTCGGCGATTACGTCCGCCGACTCCAACACCGCACGCGCCAGCAGCTCCTCCCGAGTGAACGGTCGCGCGACCTCGGCATGCCGAGTCTGGATCGCGAAGTACGCCTGCGCGGCAGCGACTTCCGCTTTGTTCGGATCACCGTTCATCGCCACCAGGTAAGCGGCGAAGCGGGACAGCTCGTAGTCCGCCCGTTCGGTGCCGCCGCCCTGCTGGCGCCCCACCACTTTGCGGGATACCGCAAAGTGGCTGGTCGCGTCATGTCCTTGGTTCGCGGCGGCCTTCATCGCTCGCTCGAGCGGGACCATGAAGTTGCGCCACGCCGTGTATCCCATCAGCGGCATCAACTCGCGGGAACTCCAGTACTCCGAGCCATCCGAGCGGATGCGACGGATCGCGTCGAATGGGCTCTTGGGTTCAAGGCCGATAGTGGTGGTTACCGGCTCACTCGATAGCGCAAGGTGGGTCATGCTTGGCCCCTTCCGTTCTCTCTTCAGTTGTTATTCCGTTGTGGCACTGCGTGGTTCACGCGAGTCGAGCACGCGGGACTTCATTTCCGCCCAGTTGTCGCGCACCCACGCCTTCAACTCATCGACGTGGTAGGCGCGTTCAGCGGCCGTGTCGCCGCGGACGCCGTCCGGCAGAGGCAGCGTGGGCCACCACTCCATCCCGGTGAGACGCTGGATCTGCCCGCTGTACGGGTATTCGGCCCACCGCCTGATGAATGCCCGGAACCGGGCTTCCGAGGCGTGTGGAGGCAATTCGGCCACCGCTGCGAGCACCCGGGCAGGCATGATCGAGTACACATTGCTCGGGTCGCGGTAGTACTGCCGCACTGCTTCCACGGCTTCCTGCGGTTCCATGTCCGAACCTTCGAACAACGCCGACCATGCCGCGATCCGGTCCGGTGTCGGGGGCGGGATGCGGCGGTCGATCGCCGCTGCCGCCGAATACGCTGCGGCAGCGGCTTTTTCAGCGGTCGGGGACAATCAGGTTCGCCTTTCCGGGTTGAGGATGTCCCAACGGATCAGGTCGTTGGGGTAGTCGCAGGTGAGGTCGACGAGGTGTTGGGTGCAGTAGTGCTTGATGCCCCACCACCGCCAGTGGACGGATGCGGTGGCGGGTGCCCGGCACGACTCGAGCAGGTCGGCGTGTTCGCACACTGCCCACCATGCGGATGGCGGCGGCATCAGTCGGCGAAGTGCGGGACGGCCGACTCGGAGGCCGGGCTCATACGATCTCACCCGCCTCGGCCAGCTGGTCCGCGGTGATGTCGAGGACATCGCCGTCGTCCACGTCGAAATCGGTGGCCGGGATGCCGCCTACCGTGCCGTCGAGATGTCGGCGCGGCTGCGGTTCCGGCGCGACGTGAACGTAGGGCTCGAGTTCTCTTATGGCGGTCTTGCGGTACATGACGCCGGTCGGCAGCTGCCATGGAGAGGTCGGCTTGTCGGAAGCGAACGACTTCGCTTTCGCGGTCGCGATCCGTTCCGGAGTCGCCTCTGCCACCGTCGACGGCGTGCCGTCCCAATGGACAGCAAACGCATAGGCCGACAACGGCTTGCCGCGATCACCCTGAGCGGGGACATGGTTCGGCACGATGTCGGTCAGCGGGTCGAACGAGTAGGTGTCGTTCGAGAAGACGGTGCGGGCGACCACGCTGCGGTAGAAGCCCGAGTTGAGGACTCGCTTGATGATTCCCCGGTAGCTTTCCTCGCCGCTGATCGCGTTGCCACGCTTGATGAAATGAAAGTCCTTCGAGCCGGGCTCATGCCCCAGCCGGGCACATTCGACGAGCGCCCGCATGTAACTCGCGCCCTGGTCGGCTTTGGTGACGGCCATGATGTCTGGGTTCTTGCGCGCGGCGTTCTCAGCGGCCATCAGCCAGCGGTCGGGGTCCTGGCGCAGCACGGTCGGCAGAACGGTGCCCAGCTCGCGCTTGTACCGGGCGACAACGGCCAGCGGGTTCTGCTGAGTGGCAACAGCTTTCGAGATCTCCGACATATGTTCCTCTACTATTCAGTTGTGGTGGAGCGTTATTCGGCCGGTCGCGGTGCGGCACGCTCAGCCATAGCGGACCCGGGCCGGGATGCGGCGAGGCTTCACTTCGGTGAAAGGGATGCGGGCGGCCTTAATACGGGCAACGCAGTCGAGGGTGCCGCGCGAGTCGGGGAGCGGGAACGCGAACGCCGCCAGGTACCCGCCCAGGTCCACCATGGCCTGATTGCGTTCGGGACCGCGGCGCGGGCACTTGCCGGGTACGGCGGGGCGCTTGTGGTAGCAGTCCGCGTCGCAGTACCGAGTCGTCATGGGCACGGCGCGCACCGGCAGCCAGAGCGCCTGCCACACGTCGGCCCCCTGCTCGTCCGCGCCGCCGTACGGGCATTCGCCGTGCACCAACTCCACGTCGTTCGGGCGGCCGTTGGCGTCCCACCAGCCGATCAGCGTGTCGGCGATCAGCTGCGGGTCCGCCCAGCGCCGCGACCCGGTGATGAGGATACGGCGGGTGTTGTCGGCCATTACGCTGCTGCCTTGGTGATCGAGGTCGGGGTGGTGCCGGGGCGGGGTGCGGATTTCAGGTACGGGTCGCCGCCGTTGGCCGGGCGGACGCGGTAGGCGAGGTTCTGGTCCCCGCAGCGGGCTTTCCAGCCCATGCCGATGAGATCGGCGATCTGGGTCCGGACCTCCATGTACTCGGCGTCGGCGGCCTCACGTTTGGCCTGCACTTCCCACCAGCGGTCGGCGAGTGACGCGGGGGCGTCCACGATGACCGAGCGGTCGATGTCGGGGTGCAGCTCGCGCACGGCCTGGTAGGTGGCGAGGTGGCCGTCGAGGTTGGGTGGGATGTCGTTCTGGAACTGGGTCCAGAACTGCTCACCCTCGCTGCGGAGGAACTCGAGGTCGCCACGGGACGGGCGGATGCGGTAGGACCGGGCATCGTTGCCACCGATCAAGGCGCGCAACGCCATCGACTCGAGACCCAGAACGTCGCAGTACCAGGCGATTTGGCAGCGATAGTAGATAGGAATGTTGTCTGATCCGTCACGGCCCCACTTCTCGGAGTAGTCGGGGCCGGGAGCTTTGATCTCCACACCGTCCACCAGCTCGTCTCCGGACCAGATCAGCAGGTCGGGGTTGGCGAGCTGCCAGCGGCGCTGGTGGTGCCGGTAGGTGGCTCCGGTGGTCGCGCGTTGACCGCGGTCGATGTGGTTGGCGATGTATTCGGCGGCGATGACCGGTTCGAGGAGCGTGCCCCATTTCATCGGGGCCGTCTCCGCAACCGTGGCGAGGTGGTCTTTCTTGCGGTGCCAGAGACCGAATCGGCCCTCCCAGGGGGACAGGCCGACAACGGCGGAGATTTCCGAGCCGCCGATTCCGTTCGCGCGGGCGGCGTGCCATTCGGGGCTGCCGGAGATGAATTCGCCGACAATTTCCGCTTGCCCATTGACAGCAGGCGTCACCAGATCTCCCATTCATGGGTTTCTCGGACGCCCGAAGCATCACAAAATAGAGTGTTCGGTGCGAGGTTTGCACGCCTGCCAGTCCGTCGCGCGCATCCCAGGGGCGGCATCCTTGATCAATGCTGACCAGTGCTTTCGCCGCTTCACCCCCGCCTCGCCCGAACGACATTACTCGAGTCTGCTCCGCCACACCAAGCGGAGGGAACATCGATCCGGTGCCTTTTGGCTCACAGTGGACAGGTGCCCGAAATAGTCACGCACGCAGAAGTTCTGCCTGTTTGTAAAGCCCTTGTTTTGGGTACCGGCCGAGGCATGGCATCGTTGCGCTTCGGAAGTGTTGCATCGCCAACTACACTCCTGCATCATGGGCGGGTGCAGGCGGGAACACAGGCAACAATGAGCGACACGTCAACAGATGACGACGCATGGCTCGTTGATGCAATGCGCATGGCAGGCATTGTGGATACCCGCACAGGCAAGCCCTCCCGTGTCGAGTTGGCGAAGCGCGCTGGTATCGCTCGCGGAACCGTGTACAACCTGCTGAGCGGCAAGGTCGGACACATCCTCGATCCGTCGATCCTGCTGCGGCTAGCGGCCACGCTCAAAAAGCCGATCGGCGAACTGATCGGTTACATCGAAGGGCAGCAAGCCAAGCCGATGTCGATGCGGGTCACCGCCGACATGCAGGAGATCGTTCTCCTCGCCCTCTTCCGCGGGCTTCGCACACCCGAGGAGCAGGCCGCCCTCGTCGAGGGCCTCTTCGAGGCGTACAAGGACAGCACGGACACCGAGGACTAG